TATACGCTATTCCGTTCCATGTAATTTCGATTGCAGCAAAGGTCTCTACGGCGTCGGCGGGGTCAAAGCCAGAAGAATCAGGGATGTAGTCGTTAGCGTAAAATTCCACCAACTCGGCGGGCTTCCGCTCCGTCTCCGTACCTGATACGGGCTGCTGAAGTCTCGAAAGAAGGGTTGAATTTACTTGCTGCATCTATGCCTTGTGTTCTTTGCTCACTACCCGCGTGATATGAGAGTCGGAAGGGCGAACCGTGACATTAACTGTCTGCCTTAGTCGCCCATTCGCCTTCATGTCCTCTATCACGGTGTTAATGATGAATTGCTTAATCCAAGCTTTGATTCTTTTCATGGTTTATGGCCTCTTAATCAATCGGCACTCTATTAAGTAAATGTGCGCCCTCGGCCCTCTCCTAATCACAAACCCACCTTCATCAAAGTGAACATTAGAAATTAAAGCTTCACCACGCGGCGTAAAATCCATCCCTACTAATGACCCTTCTCTGGGGTTGTACTTCACAGAAGCTATAAGAGTTGTAAATGTAGTTGCTTCAGCCGCAGTTAAACCACCCGGGGATGCGTATAGAATTGTCCAGCGTCTAATTGCTGTATCCGATAGAGAAAGGTAATCCGCCCCGCCGTCCTGATACTCCTGTTTGAGTCCCGGCCATTCGGGTGCTTCTTCGTTGTAGTACGAAGGTCTTATAGTTGTTAGAGATGGGTACGTAGGCACGTCTCTTGATTCCTTCTTCTTTCTTCTGCTAGGCTATGCCCCGAAAGGGGTGCTTATGCCTAACACAGTAGCTTGCTCAGATTGCGGAGTTGCAATCTCCCCACTTGCGCCCCTCTGTCCGCACTGCGGTAGGCAATACAAGCCGCTCTGGATAGACAAAGCCAGCCTGTCCATTGCAATCATGTGGGGCGTATTAGTTGCGATACTCATACCCTGCTTTCTAGCTGGCCTCCTTTTCATATTGCTTCTTGCTCCTCTATTTGCTAGGTGAATAAAATGAGACTTAAAACAATCTCCTTGCTACTGATAACGCTTTTGACTTCTACCGTTCTTGCTCAAGAACTTCCTGAATACGGTCAAATCACCGAACTACAGGGAAAGCAAAAGGTCTATATTGCTGCCGAGTCCGTTAGCTCTCGGAAAATAATTGCCAATGAACTAAAGAAGCAGTTCATCCTAGTAGACTCTCCCGATGAAGCCGAGTTCATCCTTCTCTATACCGTTGAGTCCAGTACAGAATCACTTGGCCGCAGAAGGTCTCACTACATGCGCTCTCAGCTAACCGCGTATGTCCAGACTGAAAAGAGAAAGCGGATTCTGTGGCAGGATGATGAAACCTACGAAGAATCATCCGGCTTTTCTCTTAGCCGTCCTAATGAGATGAACCTTGCAAAGAACTTTCTAAAAGCACTGAAGAAAGCTAAGTAGCCAGCACTCCATCATCACGAATAATTGAGCGGCTGCGCCCGTTGTTTCGGTAATCCTCAACCAATGTTTCGATAATCGTTCCGGGCTGCGGCCTTGAAGTCACCACTATGTTTATGGTTGAAGCTTCGCCCGTTCTCCGTCCTACGTCTATGGGTTGAGTCGGTCTATCCTCTTGCGCCAATCTTGAGCCTGTAGGTAATCCCCGGTCATTTCTTGCGTCGTTCTGGAAAGAGTCCCCAGCTATAGCTCTACCTACCACCGTTGCGGCTCCGGCTATTGAGCCGAACAGGGCGGCGGCTTTGAAGTGTGCGGCAGCTTCTGCGGGATTAAGGAAGAGGGCGGCGAAGCCTTTAGCGAGTTCAAAGATGGCACGGACAGCAGCTTCAGCAGCTATTGAAGCCACGGCAGAAGCTAATAGTTTCTTCAGGGCTGCGGGGCCGGTAGTCCCAAGTAAGATATATTGCTGTACGAGATTGCCCATTCCCCGAGCTAAGGAATTAAAGGCATTGGCCCCCGACTCTTTGAGCATGTTGAAGGCTTCAAACCACGGGCTGAAATCCGGGGGCGGGGCTTCTCCTATATCCTTGATTATTGCTGCACCCAGCTCGGCTGGATATTGGTTTCGCGGGCCACTTGCCGACAAATCCAAGCCCGGAGGGGCGCTTATCGCTTTGGTCTGTCTTAACTGCTCAATACGCTCGTTAATTAAAGCCTCTGTCCTCTTTCGAGCGTTATCTAAAAACCTTTGTGAGTAGTCATCGTTTAATTTCGCAAGCTCGTTGTAAATTCTCTGGCGTTCCTGCTTATCAGCGCCAGCTAAGGCCAAATCTTTTAATAAGAGGTTGCGCCTCTCAATAAACGACGCTTCAAGAATGGCATCTATCTTTTTAGTGCCTTCTTCTACGTTTCCAACATCTATTTCTATGGCCCGATTGATAATCTCAATCTCACGCTCCCTTGCTCGGTCGTGCAGGTCGGCCACTTCGCGGAGATGCTGTGCAAGAGCGTCGGCCTCTTTTTGTCTTGCCCTTTCCCTTACGTCAGCAATAGCTTTTTGCGTGGCGTATTCCGCCGCCTTCTCCTTGTTGTCAATCTCCCTTCGCTTGGCTAACCGCGCCTCTTCGGTTTTCTCTGTCTGGTCAGCCTCTTGGCGTTCTCTTTCAAATAGGGCTTTAAGAGCATTAAGGTGCCTGTTTTCAATCGCCTCAAACTGCTGAACGTACCCATCAAGGTCTACCAGTTTTTGGTCATATATTCGCTCAAGGTTATCAGCCTGTTTCTGGTAGGCTAGTTGTTCCTCATCTAACTGACCCTCTATATCTCTAAATCTCGCTCTAGCCCGCTCTCTCGCCTCATCTTCAGCTTTCCTAGCAGCAGCCTCAGCTTTCCTAGCAGCAGCCTCAGCCTTTCTTGCGGCAGTCTCAGCCTCTCTTTCTTCCCTCTCCTTCGCCCTCTTTACGTCTGCGGGGTCAACAATATCTCTCCAGTTACCTAAATCCGCCTGCCCCTGCCTACTACCCGAAACATCACTTGTACCAAGCTTCGTCCCTGTCGTATTTGTTCTGGCGTTGTCAGCAATCCGTCTCCCTGCTTGAAGCAGAAGAAAACCGGCAGGGCTGGCGTTAATCATGAACTCCAGCTTTTGAAGGTCTGAGCGAATGGCTTCGATTGCTAAAGCGGTTACGGCCCCGACATCGCGGCCCCACTCTTTCCATGACTCACGGTTCTCTTTAAGCGAAGCCGATGCGTCCCCCATTCCCTTTGTGATAACAGGAATAACTTCGTGGCCTATGGTATTAGCTAAAGCTTTTAGTTGAGTTTGCAGGGTAACAAGGGTTGTGCCAAATTCATCCGCCCGTCGCCCGGTTTCATTATCAATAACCAATCCGAGTTCGCGAGCCGTTTCAATTATTTTCTCTAGGCTTCCATTAGCATCAAGAATGATTCCTTTTAGATTAGCCCCCGACCTTCCGAAAGCATCTGTTGCTAAGCTCGTCTGCTCAACATCCGAACGGCCATTAGCAATAGTCTTAAAGGCTTGGGCTAAAGCGCCGTCTAAATCCTTAACCGCTTTCTGCGGGTCAACCCCCAAGCGTTCCAGCTTCTCTTTGGCCGCATCGCTTCCCCGCGCAGCCTCCCCAATAGTCCTTGAGAAAATAACTACCGCCTGGGAAATCTCATCTATTGAAGCTTCGCCCTTATCACTCGCTAAACTAAGAGCTGATATGGTCTCGGTAGCAAGCCCGGTCTTCTGTGAGAGGTCAAAGAAGTGTCCCGCCGATTCCGCTGCATTCTGGGCCAGTTTGAATATCGCCGTCCCTGCTGCAATAGCTCCACTTGCAACCCCACTTAAAACGCCTATGACAGCCCCGGCCTGTCCCGCCATAGAAGACAACTGACTCGTAAAAGATGCCGCCTGCTTCTGTGCTGCCGCTATATTAGTGGTCGTTCTCTGTATCGCCCTCTCGGCACCCGTAGCGACGTTCTGTGCATTAGCAATGGCCCTTTGACTGTCGGATATAAAGACGCCTGTAGCATTAGCGAGTTTGGAAGAATAACCGGCATCCTTACCAAAGGCAGACTCCAGTTGCTTCATCTCTTTCGAGATATGCTCGCGGGCAGCCGTAGCCTCACGCTTCGCCTGAGAGGCGTCCATGAGCATCTTAAAGAGTAAAGAAGCGTCAGCCATAAGGTATGCCGTCAACTATCAACTGCGGGTCGCTCTGACTAGGCACGTTGCCCATCAGCATCGCCACCATTAAATCCTGCGGGTCGGGGTCTTCCTGTTTCAGTAACTCACTCGCAAGGATGTCAATGTCGTCACATAGCAGTGGGTCTATTAGTCCCATCACTTTGGACGGCCTCTGTCCGAAGGTTCGGCACATCCTCGCCAGCCTCAGAAAGTGTGGACTGAACAGGAAACGTCTCGACCGCTTCAACGGTCGTCTCTCCTTCCGTGGTCTGGATAGGCGCGTCGGGTAGTCCGTACATCTTCCTGCCGAATATCACCCAATAGGACATCTCGGTTAGGCTGTCAGGTTCCACTTGGGGGCTTGTCGAGTACTTGATGATGTCGTCGGCAAAGTTCTTGAATTTCAGCCTCTCCTCGTCCGTCATGGATTCAAGAAATATCAGCCCTTGTGCTTCAGGCGACTCATCCTTATATCCACTGACAATCTCATTTATTCGGGACTGAAAGGCTTGCCCTGTGCGCCCGTGTTTCCAGAGTATGTTCCTGGGGATGTTGACTAACTCAATTTCTTGTGTACTTCCGTCTAAAAATGTGGCCTGCATAAATATCTCCATAAGATAGTTTTCGGCTGTGAGGCTTAGCAGATTAAGTTGTTATCCAAAGGAATGAATGATGGGAGATGTGGAAGGGCTGGCTTTGGACTATGCTCAGCCCTTCTCTTGAAGCAACTAACCTTAGACTGTGACCTGTTTCCAGAACTTGCCCGTTTGGTCGCCCGCTGCTCTTGATGCAACAGCGAAGCCCCTAAAGGCTATCGGAGTAGAACCTATCGCGTTACCGCTCTTGCGGACCCTGAAGGCTAAGGCGTTATCCTGAATTGCATTGTAGAGATGGAAGACCGCGACTTTGGTGTTATCTTCCGGCATTCGCCATATAGCAGCAACGGAGTATTTAGAAGGTGCGCCGATTGAGCCGCCGAATGGAAGTTCTTCATACCCCGAACCCACGGCACGGGTTGTTCCCGGCATCAGGACTTCCATTATCTGAGTATCAAGGGTGGGCATAATCGTTGCCGCTATGATCCCCTCAACTACTTCAATGGTAGTGTCAAAGGGGGCGTCAAACTCATCAGATACCTTGTGGGCCAATGTGGTAGCATAGCGAAGCTCTGCGCCGTCTTCCGTTCTGCCTAGATGAAGGGCGTTAGGGTTGGCGACGGATTCAGGCGTTAAGTCAGTGTGCAGAGTAAGCCTTGCCCCGGCACCCGGCACGGCCAGCTTCGCCCAGATTTCAACCCTCTGACCACGGGGGATGTTTACGGTGTTCCAGTTAAGAGTTGAACCAGGCATTATTGACCTCCAAGAATCTTATCAATCTCGGCTAGACGGCTTCCGGCGGCCTGCCTTCTTCCCGCATCGGCTTTAGCGTCATCTCTGAGAGTCCTGAGACCTGAGATGTCGAGCGGCGGGTAGTACCTTGTGTTCGTGGGCTCCTCGTCGGGGTTAAAGAAGCCGCCCGCTATAGCGACTTGCTTATAGGTGTCGTAACTTACAGCCCTCACGCCGTCTCTTTTAACGTCGTGCTCCGAGCCTTCTACCACAACGCTTTTTACTTCCGATGATTCTGCTTTAGTAGTTGTCGTCGCCATTCTCTTACTCCATAAATTCGTATGCTAGCCGCAGGGTTGAGCCGATTACCCACTTACCCTCTTCGCCCTGTAAAAGCCCGTGCTCCAGCGTTACCTCGTTGACCGTCAGAGTCGTTATGTTGTCAATCCCATCTATCAACTCGTCTGCCGGAATATTCACGGCCATAGATTCCAAAGCGTAACCCCTCTTCTTCGCTTCAATTCTCAAATCAGTTGGATTCGTGCCGTAAACCTCATAGAGCAAATCCAAGCTGTACTTAATAGTTAACCCACCATCGTCATAGCTTGTCGAATGACGCTCTCTGATAACCTGCACATTCGGGAATATCTGATACTCAAGTCCCTCTCCCGTGTTGTAGATAACCGCGAAGTCACTTAACCCAGCCTGATTACCATTCGCCCAAAAAAGAGTTTCCGTCTGATGGTCTCTAAAGAACTGCAAAAGATTCGGGCTGATTGGCCGAATATCTGTGACTCTTATTGACGGCTCCCAAACCATTTAGAAAGGTATCTCTCCGCTGTCTTCCGTGTAGTCAAACCCTCTATCCTGAATCGGCCCCTTCAGTGCTTTAGTGATGATTCGCCCGATTCGCTTTCCGTCTTCATCCGTCAAATCATAGATACGTCTTACAGGGTTATTGCCCCTGCCCTCCTGATGCGCTATCGGATATGGATAGCCTCTTTCGGATTTCAAGTTAGTGCCGAGCGTTAAACCTTCCTCAGTGGCATCGTAGATTCCACCGGGCGCATTTCTTGTCGTTACCGCTGTAAAGAGCGCATCACTTGAGCGAAGTGGAAGTCCTAAAGATTTGAAGCCCTTCCGGTTCGTCCGTGTTATCGAATCAAGATAAGCGGTTGTACGTTTCGGCCAGCGTCTACCAGCTCTACCACCTTCGGTTGCAAACTGCTCACGAACAATGCTGTAAATTTCATCCGAGACGGCGAGTGCTACTAATCGGAAATCAGACAAGTCCTTAGCGGCACCACGGAGCGCGATGTCTAGTTGCTTTTCGCCTTGAACTTCAATCGTTATCATGACTCGATGGTGCAGCGTGCAAAGACCTTAATGCCTCTGTCCTGCTCAACCGCTTGAACCTTGTACGTCCTTACGGGCTGTATGCCTCTTGCTGCGACTACCAGAAAATCTTCCGTCTGTACCGTGTTAAGAGTCGTGCCGTTAATGCTTGCTGGCATCTCAATTAAGTAAGTGGTCTTGCCTCTTATCGCATCGGCAGATTGACCGCCGCCTTTGGGTTTCGGGTCACTACAGGGAACATCAACGTGGATATTTGCCAGAGTTGCTGAGCCGCTTACGGCTTGCTTCCTCTTAATGGTGCAAACATCTGAATAGACATCAGCCGCCGCTTCACCCCAGGCCACCGCCACTTCGCTATAAGCATTGCCTAAGTCACTCATCAGTACACCGAACCGGCTGAAATACTTCCACCCCTATACCCAACTAAAGTAGGCAGCCCAAGCCTTCTACGTGTCCGCGCCGTGATAGCATCCAACAACCTCTTAGCCTTCAAGTTGACACCATCGCCCCCGCCGCCGATTTCCAGCTTCACCTTGTCTCGATTAGCGTTCCAAGTCGCTATGTCCTCTACGATATGAGCCTCGGTTGCGGCCTCTATCACGGAAGCTTTATCTGCTACCGTCGCGTAAGACTCATCCACTATCTCGGCAACGGTATCAATTTGCTCAGATGTCAAGGCCATGTGATTTCAGCGCACAATCAAATAAGTCCAGCTAGCCGAAGCCTCATCTATCGCGTCACCCGTTGTGTTGTGAAAGACAATAGTGATGGTGTCGGCGGCGGATACATACACATGAGAGACAACCAAGCCAGCAGTTAGCCCGGCGGCCGGGGGATTTACTTCTATTGAGTCCCCGACTACCGCACCTGTTAGAGTAAAGGTCTGAGAGCTAACAGCGTCCGTGGCGATGCTGGCAGGGTCAATAGCTACCGTCCCTCTCAGGACTTTAGTTATTGCCGTACCACCCGACCCAATAGTCGCCCCGCCTGTTAGAGTAGAAGCCCCGGTTACTCCTAGTGTTCCGGCTACCGCAGTATTTCCAGAGGCCGCAGCAACGGTGAACTTGTTTGTATTGACTGAAAAGTTTCCGGTAGCTGTCAGAGGCCCGCCGACTGTGACCGCCTGCCCGCTTCTAGGCGTCAGGGTCAGGGCTCCCGCACTACTGAAGATGATTGACGCCCCGTGCGCCCTCATCCTGCTCTGAGCCTCCACGACTACCAATCCGGTGACAGAGAAGCAAAGAAGGAAAGCAAGAATGAGAGTGAGTTTGTTTTTCATCATCACCTCACTTCGCGGCTTCTTTTGTCGCAGCCTTTTTAGCAGCCTTCTTGGAACTTCGGCGGGGCTTCTGCTCTGCCTCATCAGGGCCGGGATAACCGAACCCCGTGATGTAGCCCTTAGCCGAGAGTTCCTCTAGCTGCTCCTTGCTGGCTACCTCTTGAAGTTCGTCCACATCCGTATAAAGCTCCCGTCCCATGCGGACGCCTCTTAGTATCTTTCTTTCGTCAGCCATGACTTCTCCTTTAGGCTATGAGAGTATCCACGACAAAAACACGCTGCTCGTCAGGAACAGGAAGGGCGTTAAGCTGTGCCTCTATGGTCAGCCCTCTCCCCATCAACTCTTCGTCGTAGTAAACCGTGACGCCGCGAATGTCTATCCCGGCACCGGGAACCTGCCGTGCTAATTCCATCGCGCGGACAACCGGAGCGAAGGCCGTGTAACCCACTTGTCCACCCGCGGGAACCACAGCGAGGTGTCCGGCAGTGAAAACCTTCGTGGAAGTGGTAGCCGTGCCGCCATCTGTGAAAACGTCCACGGTATTCTCGACCATGTAGAACCGGAACGGCTGGCCCACATCGTCAGAGATTCGCTGCTCTAATTGAGCGCGGGTCATGGCTACGCCGCCGATAAGGTCAGGGGCGTCAGCCTGAATAGCGGCGATAACGGAGTTCCTTGTCGCCACACCCTGAATGTTTCCGACTGCCGATATGGCATCCTCAAGAAACCCTATGAGATTGGCATAGGCGTCCTCGCCGGGGTCGTCCCATGCGGTTCCAGCAGTGGTAAGTCGAGCGGAGTCAAACCCGAAAGAGGCAGTCTGTGTCTCGGCTGCATTCTGCGGATTGCGCTGGACAATCTGGCCGTTCAACCAGGCGTTGAAAAAGTCGAACTCAAGCCTTCGGTAATCAGCCATCACCAATCTCATAGCCCGATCAGGGATGCGAACGCCTATGAGCTGCTGCATAATGGCTTCGTTGCCATTAGAGCCTTCAGCCAATCTCTGCATTTCCTTTTCCCCTATCTTGTCGTAAGCCTCAATAGGAACTATCGAGACCTCACGACGCGCGGGGATGCGAGGCGGAACATGACGGCCTCTCTGGTTCCACTCCCTACGGTCTGCCGTGGGGCGGTCGTCCAGGGTAGTCACGTCACTCAGGTCAACGGAGTCAACATCTCGTCTGGGTGCGAATGCGGGCCAGAGAAGCATGTTTGCGGGGTCGTTGGGGTCAATCGTCTGAGCACGGACAGTCAAAGCCGCAGGCGAAAGCTCCTCAACTTCGGGAATCCAGCTAGTAGCCATTGTCTTTCTCCTTTAGCTTAGGTTCGTGTCAGGTGAAGATTTGAACCAGCAAGAGCGAATCCGGCTATCTCGTCAGCCGTCAAAGCTCTCCCCAGGTTGTCTTCACAGATGTCTCGATTGATGAGACCATGCGTACCAACGGCAACCTGCATAGTCCCGGTATCGGCGGCAAGACTCACGTTCGTAGGCGGAATAGTGGCGTGCGTCAGCCGGATGGGTTCGATGGTTACACCGTACACAGGAACGCCAGAGCCGACTGTAGAGCCGTCCTTTGCGAACGGGACGCCGGGCTTCAAGTAGCCATCAGCATCTACTTCCGCAGTGGTCAGGTCGGAGATGTCAACCAAGACAACATCCGTTATCAGCACGTCCCCCACAAAGGGATGGCCGTAAGTACCCTGCTCGGCCACGCTTGAAATCATGATAGGCATAAAGTTCTCCTCTTAGGCGGAAACGGCGCGCGGGAATCTGTCATCCAGAGTTGCGGCGGGTTTCCGTACCTTCTTCTTGTCTTCTTCTTCCTGTCTGATTTTCGTAAAGACATCGCTGGCTGGAGCCCTGCCCCCACTAGGTTGTCTTGGGAATGGAGTGCCGCCCCCCTGCGCTTTCAACCCATCGGATAAAAGCTTTAGTTTCGGGTCTGCTTCTAGGTGTTCAGCGAATGAACGTTCTACTTCCTTGTCGCCGTCTTTGACCTTGAAGAAAGTCTGGCGTTCTGTTTTGTCGCCAACCTTTACATCCCGAAATTCAGGGATAGGAAAACGGTCTTCAAGTGCGGCAACCTTCTCAGGGTCATAGCCTGCCCCTTTAGCCGCTTCTTTCAGAGCGTCCACCTTCTGGCGGGTAACGGACTCCTGTAACAACTCATCATGCTTCGTAAGCTTTGACTTGATTTCATCGGCGCTGCCGAGTGATTTCACAGTGTCAAGGAAAGTCTTGTCAGCAGTAGTGACGGCAACGTGTCCGCGTGGTAGGCCGCTGGCCTTCGCGGACTCAAGTGCCGCCTCTGCCGTCCTAGCTTTTTCCTCCGCTTGCTGCTTCTCGCTGAGAAGAGTAGCGTTGTGCTTGACGGCGGGATGGTCGTTAGGAATATCGGCGTGATACTTCCCGTCCTCACGTCTTGAGTAATGCTCTTTTAGTTCGTCGGGAATATCTTCCGGCTTATCGTAGGGTTTCAACATTGTCCGCTGGACTCCATTGTTTCCGCTGCAAGCGGGTTGGTTAAAAGGGAGCAACAAAAACGAAAGAGGCCGAACATCTGTACTCAATCGAGTAACAAATATTCGGCCTCAAAAGATGCCTGATAAATTGTAACGCGGACTTAGGCCGCGCGCTCTACGTCTCCGAGTATAGCATAAATTCTCTGAGTGCCAACTGTTTTTATTAACTTCCTCAAAACATTCTCCGCGCCTATCCCCTGAATAATCTGCTCGGCACTGATAGCGTTAGGGTGAATCTGCCCGTTGTGTCTAAGTCTAAAGACGAAAGCACCGTCAACAAACACGCCACTTGTCCCGCCGCAGTGAGCACAGCCCATGCGAGTGCATTGTGTGATTTGTGTTGTTCCTTGTGTTGGGTTAGAACTCATCTCAGTTGCCTAATAATTGACCTGAGAGCCTTTTCCATAGCTGTCTTATTCAAAGTATCCAACTCTTCATCCGTAATATCAGGGCAGATAAAACAGTCAATCAAAGTTATTCTGGTTTCCTTGATGCCCGTTTCCGTCTCCAGAACATGAAGGGCATTAGCAACTATGCGCGCCTTCTCTATTGACTTAATCTGACAGTGCTTGAGTTGGATTTCCGCACGCCTCATAAACTCTCAATATAAAACGGCGCTCTCACTCCATCGGTTAAAGCCTCTGCCGCTCTTAATGCTCTATTAATTCTCGTCTTGGGGTCAGCATCACTATCCTGCGATTCATACAGAGAACCTAAAGCTACATGCGTACCGCTTCCTATAGCAGAGAATCCCTCTTTAATGCAGAGATGAGATAAGAGCCCGTCAAAATTAAACAGGCATCCTCTAATACCTACCAGCGCGCGGGAGTCAACCCTATCTCTGCCCTCCTCTGACTGCATGAAACCGTATTCCTTCACGGCCTGTCGGATTGCTTTGGTAAAATCCGTTGCCATGTACCGCCTTACATCGGCATCAACAGAAGGCGGCTGAAACTCCAATGCGAAGGCTAAGATTTCCGCATATCTCCAATCCCCCGCTACTCCCATAAGAAATTCGCCCCGCCGAAACAATTTGGTATCGCATGAATAAACAATACTGTCAGCAAGGGCGAAACTATCGGCCCCCATGTAGACTTTGCCTTTATGAGATATTCCAGCTATGCAAGTCACGCGGCAAGCCTCCTTGCCTCTTCCGGCGCGTACCTTTCTCTAAGCTCACATCTACACCGCCCCCCGCCCAAACAAACCGAGCCTGGAATTGGAAGTGTCGGGTCATCATGTAGATAAGGGCCGCTTGAATCGGCGGCTAAGCAATCCTGACAGGTGGATTCGTCGTCTTGGCTGATAAAATCAATCACAGTCCCCTCTTCGCCTGTGATGCTCATATCGCTTCTAAACCACTCCGCACGCCCCGCACCCGCATATAATTCCGCTCTATTCCTGGCCTCTCCCAAGCTCATAGGCTGACCGATAAGGTCTCTTGCTCGTATTTCATCAGCAAACCTTGACAGGAATGCTTGCTGTTCCTGAATACCAGGTATCAACTCGGCTAGGCGTTCGGCTGTGATGACATCACCTAATCCGACCTGTGCTTGCTGCAAGATATTGTCTCGGATTAAATCGGACATTCCGCGTTGCCAGATTCCCAGCTTAGAGCCATCGTATAGCGCCTCTGTGAGCCTTCTGGCTTCACTTTGGAATCTGTCCTGTAGCCTTTCCCTCAAAACATCTTTACGGGCGTCTGAGAGGGCTTGTAGCCCGTCTTTAGCCAGCATTCCGAGGGTGATTAGGGCTAGTATCGCCAACTCGGCATCCCTTTCCGTTGGTGTGTCTATCGCTTCATTTAGAGGAAGCGGCATATCCGAGGTATCTAGTTCATCGTTGTCGAATTGGCGCAGTAAGTCTCTGGCCTGAGCTTCCGTGAGAAGTTCATCCTGTACACATCGGACTAGATAGGCTTTGAAAGCTTCCCTGCTCATACAGATTCAGCTATTAAACCCCCAAGTATTTCGTCAACGGTTTGACCGCAAAGAGGGATTTGCCTCTCTACGTTGCCTTCAAAAACAAGTGTGGCGTAACCCGTTTCTTCACCTGTGTTGATTACCTTTTCGGGCGTAATAAGCAATAGCTTATCGGCATTAATCCTTGAATCTCCGACCTTAATAAACTTTTCCATAGCAATCTCCTTACTGAGTTGTCTGCGTAGCATCCTGAGTGCCTTCATCTATTCGATTACCAATGCCGCCGTCTGTAAATCGCTTATCCCTTGCTAGACCTATCTCCTGCCTCTGTAGCTGAACTTTCTTGATGGGCTCTAGTTTCTCTTCGTCGGCAAGGATAGCGGCGTCTTCCGCGTCGGGGTCGTCAACACCAAACAGCATTTGTAGCCTTGCCCGTGCTGCGACCTTATCTTTAACAAGGTCTCGCATAGTGTTAATTTCTTCGGAAGTAGCTTTAAGATTAATCTTCGCTTCAAACGATGCCCTCAACACATCATAACGGCCTGTAAGATTAGCGAACCTAGCCGCCATAGCTACAACCGTTTCAATCAACCATCTACCACAGGCGTCTACTTCTGCCTTAGTAGTCTCAAGGCTCTGCCTGAAATCCTCCGCAGCCTGCTTTCGGGATTCACCCGAAGCAGTAGCATCACCTGATATAAGGGCGTGGAGTTGATGGCACTCTTCTAGGATGTTCCTGTAAGCAGTTTCAACGGTGTCCGTGAAGGTCTGAACAGGTACGGGGTCGAAGCGCTTGAAGTCTGGGGTTGCAATAGTTGGCTTGCCGGAATCATCCGTTATAGGATTGCCCTGCTTGTCTCTTACAACATACCCGACAACGGCATTTATGGTTGACGCCCCAACCTCCATCTCGTCCGGTAATTCAGCGTTTATCAGGACTCTTTCAAGGAACCCGCCTAAGACAACATTTCTCTGCATCATGGAAAGCGCCATGTTGAGTAGCGCCTGATTCTTTCTTACCTGTTCCGTGATTAGCGGCTCGGCTGACATCTCGAATAATGAAAGATGCCTGTTTAGCGGCCCGTTGAACTCTCCATCATCTACGGTGTTTCCGTCTTTCAGGATACGGATAACTGTATTTTCACCACTTAAGAATGTAACCTCCGCTCCCTTCACTGCCTCGTCTTTGTCGTTCTTTTCCTCAAAGGTAAAGACTCCTATTTCAGCCTGAGAATTAGGGTCAATATAAACAACGGCCTGAGAAGGTTCCGGCACCATCAGATAGATTAAATCCAGTGCATCCTGTAGATTCTGGTTCGTGTTAATTGTTCCATTGGCCTGCTCGACAAACTCTTTTGGAACGAAGATACGTAAGTACCCCCGGCCCTCTACGAGTAGAGATGTAACGGCATCCTGTAGTTTCTTGAGGACTTTCCTTGAATCCCACCATTCAATGAGATAATCAACAAGTTGTAGTTCTTCGGCAGACAGCACGTTGCCATCTTCATCAGCATCTCTTTCTTCAATCGGCGTCAGGTTCCAATCCGGCTCACGTCCGACAACTGCTTCTCTATGGCGCTTGGTAACTTCCTTAATGACATTCTTAGAGACAAATCCCCGTTCAATCTCTTTCCATAGAGTCTCTTTCTTGGCGGGCGGGCCTATCCAGCCTTCACGCTTCTGGAAATGGTCGCCCTGATAGAAGAGTCGAGAGCTTATACCTGCTTTGTCTTCGATGATGAGTTTTATCGCATCATCGTATTTTACGTCTTGAAATTTCATCCTAGTTGCCCCTGACTCTTGGATTTGGGAAGTTCAAAGTCTTGTTTATTCCTCTTCAGCCAACCTATGATGTACCTTTCGGCGTCCATAAAATGAAATGTACTTTTGTCTTCTATCTTTTCCGTTGGCTCCCCATTAGCATCCAACTCGCGCGCATATGTTTGCTTTTCTTCCAGATAGCCAAAGAGGCCATCAAAGACATATATCTCGTTTCGCTTGTGCGCCCCGTAAACCCTATCTATACCTATCTCCACGTCTTTAATGTCGGGCTCACGAACGGGTAAACCACCTGCTTTGAACTCTTGCCGCCACTGGCCCTCTGAATGAGAACCGCCAACGCAAACAGGCAGCATAGGCTCTCCATTACACAAGGCTTCGGCGTGTTCTTTGGCCGTCCTTCCACCTGCTTTATATTCACGGTAAAGATAAAGCCTTTCCGTCTCCGGCTCCTCTGCATAGAACAGCCCGGCGGTATTGACGCCGCCGAAATCCAGCCCTAAATAACGCTGCCATTTATCAGGGATTGAAAAGCGCGGAACCTTGCATAAATCCTCATTAAAGCTGTCGTAGATTAACCCTGCTGGCCTTGTGAATATCGCCCTGTAGAATAAATCGAACTTCCATCCGGGAAGGTCGCGTCTAGCTCTTTCAAACTCTTCCACGGGAAAGCTTGGGTTTTCTGTGCTGTCAAATCTGGTAATCTCAACATCTTTTTCCCCAGCCTTCCACTTATCCCATAGCTTCTGTTTCAGCCATCCCAGGTCATAGGGCGTAGTCGTTATCAGAACTCTCCCAATGGCGAGAGAAAGGCGTCTTAGAACAGCCTCCCATGACCCCAGCTTGAATTTCTTCTGCCCCGCCTCATCTAACCAGGCGGCCTTGACCGTAGCTGACTCCAGGCTTTCAGGGTCAGCCGCGTAACCAAAGTAAACGGTAGTAGGGACGCTCTGTTTCTGTCCGAAGGTCTTAATCTCCCCCTCTTCAGAGAAAACAAACTTCCGAACGGGTGAAGCAACATAGCGCCCTAATCGCAGGATGGTTTCAAACAACTTGCGGAGTTCCGGCAAGGCTTTGAGTTCTAGCAGTTGGAAGGTAGGAGTCACGACCATGTAATCACCCGGCCCTTTTTCTTTAATCTCCCTATATAACCAATGCGGCCCGAAAGATGTCTTCCCCCCTTGTGTGCCAGCGAGAACAACTACAAAGCGCCTGCGAGACTCCCATGCCGTCCACTGTCCAGAATGGAAGTGCAGCCGTAAGCGCCCGTCTTCTGTGACCTCCATCAACTCAGGCATCAGGCTTTACGGCCTCAATAATTGAAATCGGTATAGCAGAGCCATCCGGCCCGCTATGCTCGTGCTTGTCTACAAAGAGCTTATGAAACTTCCCTAAATCCCTTAGAGCCTCATGAGCTGAGTACATCTCAAACTCAACCTCTTCAAAGATGAGCGACGTTTCCAAAGTCTCTGCCTCATCTTCCCCCTCCGAACGAACATCAACACGCTTGAGTGTGCGTTTACGCTTGAGCTTCTTTAAGAGTCCATCCTTTCCGGCTCTCTTTGCCTTATTCAAGTCGAAGTTGCCGCTTTCGTCCTCAAAGTCCGTTACCTTGCCGCGCGCAATGGCTGAAAGTCTTGCCATTACCTCATTTGCCGACATAGCGGCTTCATTTATCCGCTCCGAAACTACGGCAGCAATCTCAGGTTTTCTCAGGTTTTCATATCCGACACTGGACAACGTATGCTCGTTGCCTTTATAGCCCGCCCTCCTAGCTGCTTCGGTAGCATTAAAACCGTTCGATAGATAAGATTCTATGAATAGCTTTTGCTTGGTTGTCAGTTCCTTGCTCATCCCCCAACATCCTTCGGCAACCCAAAACCAGCAAGTCTTCTGAATGATTCGGCTGCTCTGCGGCATGATTTACCGAAATCCCTCAAGGCAAATCCCGTTCGGTAGTAAGTGCCGACTAATGAATTACCATGCAGCCTTGACCGCTTCCGTTTATGTGCTGTTTTCCATCTCATCTAAGTATCCAAAAGCAGTAGATAAACACTCCCATTACAATAACCATGTAGAGAGCGAATATTCCCCATTGAACCTTCACAGCATTGTTGTATGCTCATCCTGACGAGCTTCTTTTGCTTTACGTCTCAAGTGGTGCATGAAATAAGCTACACCCGCGACTTTGACTAACCGCCCACTGATAATCAGTAGCGTTTCTATGCGTGAACTGAGAGTCATATATTCAGCAATCGTCACAAACACTATTCCGGCAGCGAGACAAAACAGGAGATTAGAGAAGGCCCGTGCCGTTCGACCGTTAGAGCTTCTAACGTCATAGGCGGCAATCAACATACATGTGACTGCCACGACACTAACGGCCATCACGAAAAGGCTTTGCGTTTCGTTCATCTTTTCCCCAGTTCCTCGATTTTGTCACCCATCTTACTGAGCCCCGATTTCAGGTCTTCCATGCCCTCTTTGATGGTGTTGTAGCGAAGCTTCTCAAGTTCCTCATTAGCATGGATGCTCTTATCATTCAGGTGCTTCGCCAGTTCACCAAGCGCCTGTTCAAGTGCGCTTTCAGTCTTAGCTGTATGCCTACTCCACTTCACAATCAACACCACGAAGCCAACGATTAACGTCAGGAGTCCAAGTATTGCACTAACCGCCGTGATGGTCTCTTTCACTTCTTCTCTAACCGCCTGACCTTCTCTTCCAACTTGAGAATGTAAGAGTCTTTCGATTCAATAGAATGGATTAAATCAGCTATCTTTTCTTCCAACTTCTCTCGCTCCCTTTTAGCCTTTCGTAGCCTACCCTCCGCATCATCAACATCCTGCCGCATGGCTCGCATGGCATCTGAAAATCCCTTGTAGCTTTCGGCCTCTTCTCTTGCTGTCTCGGCCCTAATCTTTTCAGTCCTTGCCCTCTGTTCTTTTCTGTCAAAGAGGCTTTTGACAATAACGCCAAGTAGCCCGCCCCCTAACAATAGAGTAACGGCACTGTAGAGCGTGTTTATCCAGGGCGCGGTTTGAGCCAGTCCTTGCATCTCATGCTCATAATTCGCTTGCCGTGTTCTTGAGGCTCTTTACGGCTTCAGAAAGCCCCTGTATATCTCGACTAACCTGCTTACGGGGAATCTGGAGGTAATCCATTTCTCTCTTGTCATAGAGTTTCTGTTTACCTCCGAACCAATGCTTGCCGAACTGCGCCGTCCCTTCCGATAAGCACTGATTGACAGGCAGTTCCATGCAGAGCCAGTTTTCAGACTTCAAACACCTGTCGGCCTCAACTTCGCTTGTGTAAATCCCCTGCCCTTCCGTCCACAATCCATTTATATCCGGCACAGGTATTCGTAAGAGGAAATAAACAAGACGGCCCACGTAGACGAATAGAAGTCGGACAATGAATCTCTTGAAGGGAGGCAGTTCATCAATGTGACGCCGCCTCCCAACGTAGAAAGCCCGCTCCACGTTCTGTAGGGGAGAGACTTGTTTAGCCGATGCGCTCATGGTCAGCGCCCAGGCCCTTCCGGGTCGCCCTCATCGGGAGGGTCTAAGGGGGGTTCCTTCGGAGGCGGTTGTGTCGGTTCATCCTGCGGCAACGGCTTAGGCTGTTTCTCTTTCTTATCTTCCATAATTTTCCTCACATAAGTTATAGGCGGCTTCGCCTGTTCCACTGTTTACCTTTGCCTTTTCTGCCGCTAGACTTAGCGACCGATGGGGCAAAGTTCTATGGCCTTTGCTCTGTCAAGGGCTGGCCTCTGAGCCTTCAACTCATGCCAGCCCGCCCGTTTCCCCCTTGCTCTTGCTTACCCTTATGCAGCAACAAAATCATAAATACTTCAGTGCTAACCCATTTATGGTTACGTGCATGATGTTGTCTGCGATAATGAGTAGCCACACCGCTAGCCATGCTGCCGCATCTTTCGGGTAGCCTGTTCCCTGACATTCTTCCCATGTATGAAGCGTCGGACTCATCAAATTCTTGAGCCACACAACCATGCGGGCCAAGCGATAGCGGTCAATAAAGAAGTGTGTTGACCAGATAACGAATAGCGCCAGCCATGAGGGACGAAACAGCAGAAACGGCAGACTATAAAGAGTCGCGTGGATAAGAGCGGCAAGACTCTGTTTAGTCTTAGCCGTTGCCATCCAATGCGACTGTAGAATGTAGTCGCCTATGGCGTGGGCTAGTAATTGGTCAGCCGTAATCAAGTCAGTAGTCCTTTTCGGCGCGCGTCATCTATGCCGTCACAGACCTTATCCACGAACGGGTCAAAGTCACTTCCCGGCAAAAGTTCATAGGTAGAGCATTCACACTCTGCGTCACTGTTAACGTTTTGATGGCTGAAATGGCATTTACCATTAGCGTCATGCTCCGTTGTCCAGTGTCGGCAGTACTTACAAATCGCCCCGTAACTCATCAATTCTCCTTTTTGTCTGTCCTGTTTAGCCGCACCAACCTAATATTCGCCCTTCGTAATAAAGACGTGCCACGTACAAGGCGCATGTGGGCATACAAACGAAGGGTGTGCCGTAAATGAACCGTCTTCATGGAAAGTCACTTGATGGTTGCGCCTTGCTACAGAACAATCCTTTCCGCATTGAGGGCAGCAAAGAACAATCGGAAACTGCTCAGCAAAACGCCTGTCCGTCTCGGGATTATCAGCAACGGCAAACCATTCGCCGGGAGCAAGCGGCCTTCCATGTTGTACGCGAGTTAGCTTCGGCATTTACTTAGTCAACTCTTCAAGACGTTTCAGGTTGGCGTTGCTCAGGTTCGGCTCTCTCTGTTTAGGTACAGACTTAGCCATAACACCACGAATTTGTGGTGAATCACTCGGAATATCCACACCTAGAATTACGGATGTGACCGCTAGAAGGTCATCAAGCCACAACTTAGCTTCCTGATTCTTGATGCGGAGTTTGGCAAGTTCGCCAAGATGTACAGCAGCCGCAGCGAAGTCTTTAGCTTTAATAGCAGCGACAATAAGAGGGGAACGGCCCTTTAGCGCCTCGGCTTCATCCTGAGTTAGCTTGTCAGCCGCTCGGAATCTATCTACAACACGGGGCAAGCCGACATTAAAAGCGGTTTCAACTCTTGACTGTGCCGACTTCGGACAGCCAGTTGCCAGCAGGAGGGTGACGGCAAGTAATAGAATTGTTGATTTACGTTTCATAGCGAGCCTTCCTTTCGGAGACGACGACGAGCTTTCTTTGACAGGGGCTTATTGGTTCGCTTCAAACTGCCGTCTCTTTGAACAACGTATTCAGCCCCGGTCTTAGAAGTTAGATGAGCGCCGGGAGCGCCAACTAAGACGGACTGATTTTCAGGATTAGCAATCGCCTTTTGAATCTGCTCAGGCGTTGCGCGTTCAGTCATAAGCTGAATTCCGGTGTAACGTGTTTCCTGCATCACTTACTCCTTTTCACCTAAAACCTTTGCCAGCGTCTCAGGGCTGGTATGCTGTGGTAGAGCTAAAGCAGTAGTTACTTTGTCCTTCACATACTTTTGATAAACGAACTCCCAAGCGGCACTGACAGCCATCAGCACAGAGCCCACAATCTCTTCCAGATAGGTAGCAATAAAGCCGTCTGCCTCTGACTTCGTAATCACTCCCCAGGCAAGAAGCGCCGCACCGAGGGCAGTTAGTGCATATCGGATACCCGCTTTAAGTAAGAATTTAGTGAAGTCTCGCACTTGCTTTCTCTCCAATCTTTTTATTCAGAGCATTCCAGGTCTCTTCATCTACAATCCCCGTTTCTTCTAATCCCTCATCCGCCTGAAATAGCTCTGTCACTGATTTAGTCAACTTGTCGAACTCATCATTGACATCGCCCTTTGCTATATAGTCGAGAGCGCACAGGCCACCCTTATACTCACGTACATCTTTGTTCTTATCGCCGTATTTAAGCTGTGGACGGTTCATCTGTGCTGCCCAATATCTGTTGGTCAAAAAGAAAACTCCCGCCTTCATCTTCGTGAACGCATCAAGGAAGATGTAAAGCGGGAGCGGACGTGACCGAAATCCCTATGTGATTAAGTTGTTAATCTAGCTGAAAGTAAGCATCCCGTCTTTCAGCGTCTAAGTCTTCAACCGCTGTGCGAGCGCACCATGCGTGCATCCAAGCTTTACGGAAAGTTTGCGGGTTATGCTCAAAGACGCCTTCATCAAGCCCCGCCTCTTCTAATTCGTCTCCGCAAAGTCTGCACTTCATAGCCTTCAACCATTAAGCGGATTCTAATTTATCCGCCACACTCCGAAGTGTTCTAGCGGCATCCTTAGCCGCTTGCTCAACAGGTGCGAGTATACCACGATTTCTTAGATTCAAAGCACGTTTTACATAACGCAAGGCCGAGCCATCAGGAACTTGCTGGGCAGTAATTTGAATCACAATCCATCCTGCCAACTGCGCTTCTGTGACTTTCTCCTTATCTCGTAGGATGCCAGCAATAGAACTATGAGATGGTTGTCTATCAAATATTCCACCATCATATTCCACAGCTACCTTCTGTTCTACAAAAGCGAAGTCGAATCGCCATTTACGCTTGTCATGGAAAACATATTCACGCTCACACTCAGGCAATTCGGCATCCTTCATCTGCCGCACAAACTCTGCCTTATAGTCCGTCCGATGCCTGGACGTTCTGAGTTGAGAGCCTAAACCGCTCTTGAGAAATTGTTCGGATGTCATATCAGGTTTTGCCATCTGTGTTTTCTCTACTCGGCTACAGCCCCCAGAAAACAGGAAAATGATTGAGACTTAATCTTCACGGTCTATTACCGTTTCACCGTCCTGCGATAGATTCCAACCCTCGGGCAGATTCTTACCCGTCTTGTTCATAAAGCGTTCGTTCATGTCGTCAATGATGTCCGACGAAGCAGGGCCGAAGTCGGCATTAACACGAAACCATTTCAGGTATTCAAGTTCAGTTGCTCTTTCTCTCATAGTCGCTTTCCTTTCCGTTGTTTATCTAATTCGTCCATCCAATTATCAATGGCATCTCTAATGCCTGAAAGATGCTCGACCTTATCAATGTAAGGCTCATCGCACTCTGCTATCTCATCTAGGAGTTTGAGCGCTTTGTCCATCTTCTTTTCGATTGCTGTCATTTTTGGTGTGCGCCCCCCTCCCATATCAAAAAACAGTCAGACAGCGATGCCATAACAGATAGCCCAGAAGATTGCGCCCGCTATAGCCTCTTCACTTACATCTGGATACTGCTCGCGCAAAGTCCTTTCGTATTCAGCAATAGGAACAGGTTTAACCTTGCCTTCCTTTATAGCCTTCTTGATGTGCTTTCTAATATCTCTTGCTTCCATTTTGTTTGCTCTCCTATCCGACAAATCAATCATTCAACCAGAAGATAACGGTGATAATCCGAACGCTATAGCAGTTATAAAGTCCGACATTCTCATGCACGAATCGCCAGAATCTTTTCAGTAAATCCCTACCGCCCGTGCTTCTCAGGAAAGCATGGTCTGTATGAATGCCGCTCTCATCTTCAAAGGTGAAGGTGATTTTGTAGTAGCGCGGTTTTGGGTTTACTAATTCAGCAGGTGAAAACATCATTGACTCTCATCTGAGAAACCCACACCTAGCTAAAACAGAAGTAACAGGCGAAGGCTCGTATATCTTTTCCATTGGAACCCAAGATTGCTTCTTTCGCCTCTTCATCCTAATGACGTAACAGTTCCAGCATCTTTCGTGTCCGAAGTGACCCTGGCCTCCGCAGTCCTTACATCTCGACATCCTGCGCGGACGCTGGCGCTTGCATTCCGAGCAAGTCTTAAAGATTGCTACTTTTCCGCACTTACCACAGGCCATAATGATTATCCTTTTTAGGGAGCGAGTGACTTGCCCTGAAAACAAACCACCCGCCCCCTTGCTTGAGATGAAAGCTAGCCCTTTCCGGCTTAGCAGTTCACCTATCTACCCGCGTTGGGCAGATGCCTTATTTGCCCTCTGCTCCATGTAGTCAAAGAAAGCCTTGTAGCAGTCAACCATTCTGTTCTGTGCATCTAGTAGGGCTTTACAATCCGCCTTGATACTTTCATCTGTCAGAGGCTTGGAATTGCCAAGCCCGTTGATTATCTTATTCAGGGCATCAATGGTCTTCTGTGCCGAGTCTTTGATGTTCAGACAGTGGCCTACTTCCCTGCGAAACTCAGCTAATAACTCCATTGTTTTAGGTGAATCCATTTCCATCTCCCATCTATCCCCTCGCGTTGAGGGAAATCTCAAACACAGTCACTCCATTCTTGACCGTATACGGCTGCGGGTCTCGTCAAAGTCTGATTCCATTCGGCGGTATCTACGCCACACGTTTATCTGAATCAGCACGGCGGGGACGGCTATAGCCAAAACGATAAGCACTAGGATTATCGCCAGCGTGGAACCATCCATATTCCAGATGTACGAAATGATTTCTCTCATTTTTGTCTCCCTCTCTCATGTCGGACGCCCCACAGAAAGGTATTTAGAAGCTCTAATGGCTTACCTCAAAAGGAACGTCTTCAACGGGTCTGACAATGTGAGACAGTGCGCGGAATGTAACTAGCTCACAGTTGAATGGAACCTGGGTTCTGAACAACATTCCTTCTCTCTGCTTCGCGCACTTAATTGTTATGTCTCGAAAAGAAACCTGTTCCTCTGGTTTATCACCAAAGAGGAAAAACACGGTGTCCGCGTTTTGTTCAATTTCGCCGCTGTCTCTCAAATCCCTCAGTTCGGGCTCTCTATTCTGTGACTCGCAGTTTCGAGAGAGCTGAGACAGCGCGATAATAGGGACGTTCCATTCCATAGCCATGAGTTTTAGCGCGCGAGACACTTCGCCAACGTCATCATTACGACTTCCGTGCTTTCGCTCGACATCAATTAGCTGAAGATAGTCAACTATGATTAAATCCACGGGCCGCTGCGACCGCATGATTTCTCTCGTGTGCCTTCTGATTTCCGCGAGTGAATAAGATGAGTCGTCAATGATGATTCCCTTGTCACAGACCGAAGGCAGGGCTTCCGATATGCGTTCGTATTCAAACTGCCTTATCCCCGCTTGAATCTTCCAGCGTGGCACGCCCGCCTCGACAGCTACGAGACGGTCAATCAGCATTTCGGCTGACATTTCGAGAGAGAAGACAAGCGCACGTTCGCCGCGAGAGGCGCAGTTGGCGGCGAAGTCCAAAGCTAAAGCCGTCTTTCCGATGGACGGTCTAGCTGCAAGTATGACCAGGTGCTTTCTGCCGAAGCCCGCGCCCGTGAGTTTTGAATCTATCTCACGAAACCCAGTACCAACACAGTCAGAGACGCCGCGATAGAATTTCTCGAACCTTAGAGTCTGAGTTTCTAAGCGCTCGCTTACTTCCGCAGGCCCGCGCTTCTGTTCTTCTATTCGCGGTCGTACAAGTTCAAGGCGAGAGTCTATCCACTGAATCAGCTCGGCTTCGGACTCGTCGCCTTCCATAACTCGCTTTTCTATTTCACCGCCGAAGCGAATTAACCACCTGCGCTGTGCCTTACGCCTCACAATTTCGATGTAGGGCGTTATGGAAACCTTGTAGGGAATACCCGTGATGAGAGAGAAGATTTCCTGCTGTTCGCCGTTTCGTAAAGCGTTCTGTTCCTTCATTCTCTCGCATAGAGTGATAGGGTCTGCTTCCCTTCCTTCTTCGTGAAGAGAGGACGCCGCGGCCCAAACCCTACGGTGTAACGGGCCGTAGAAAGAGTCTGCTTTCAGTTTAGACTTAGCTTCCAGAAACTTGCCGTTATCCATGAGTATTGAACCCAGGATTGCCCTCTCAGCTTGTAGGTCGTGCGGTATCTCGTCCATTTTTAGCCCTCTCTTCGTACTGGCGTCTTAACCTCTCTTGCTTCGCTTCCTTCGTCTCAATCGCGGGCTGGCCTCTGGCCTTTACGTAGCGTTCAAGCAGCCAATCAACGCGCTGCGGCGGGCGGCCCTCACTCATGAACTGTTCACACACCTGATACCACACCTTGAAATCATCCACACGTTCGGTAATCAAGCGGCGTTGTTCTGGTGTCGGTGTTTTCTGGAAAGTATCGCGATAGATAATCACTGCGCCGTGAATCATCGTAGGGTCGTTCTTTATCGTTGTGCGACCAGCAACCTGTTTTTTAGGTTGCTGTGTATCTCTTGGTGTATCTATTGATGGTTCGGCTGCACTGGAGTGCAGGTTTTCGGTGCCGCTGAGTGCAGGTTTTAGCGTCGTGGAGTGCAGGTTTTCCGCTTCTATAACCTGCAATTTGTGCAGGTTTATCTTGTAGCGGTTTGTGTGATTCCGTCCGCGCTGTTCGTCCGTGGATATGAAACCGTCCTCTTCCAGTTGTCTTAAAGCGTAGCGGGTCTGCCTGTCCTTTAACCGAGCTTTCTTAGCTAATACGGGAACGGACGGCCAGCATAGGCCGTCATCATCTGCCCAGTCTGCTAAAGCTAAGAGGACAAGTAAGGTGCCGCCTTCATACGGCGCGCACTTCCAGACCTTTGACATTACGTGAACGCTCATGCGACCTCTTTATCTAATTGACTTGCTGACCATTCACGCATCTTCAAAAGCTTCTCTGCCCATTCCCTTGGGCTGTACTCCGTGTAAACGTTTTCAGGAAAAGGCCAGAGTCTCTTACATCTAAACTTCTCAATGTCAGGCCACCGCGAGTCGGCTGGATTAAGCGCCACCGAAGGTGTGTAAAGGCAAATATAGGCAGGCACTACAGGGTGAATACGCTTAGCAAGTTTCAGTAGGACGGTAGCAGGCTTTATGCTCTGCCCCACATCTTGAGCTGTTTCGACAAGTGCCAGCGTATCCTTCGTCCCGTCGTCATATTCAAGCCAGAGGCTTACATCTAAATCCACCATTGCCAATAGCTGTGCCTTTTCAAGACCGATAAATCGGCGGGTCGAGCCGCGCCTGTGCCAAGCGGAGTAGATAAGGTCTCTGTGGCCGTATTTCTCTTCTTGCATTAAGCCGCAATCCTTTTCGTTGTAGTGTCAATGGCCTCTGGGTCGTCATCAATTCCAATAAAACAGCGATTCATTCGGAGCGCTACCACGCCTGTAGTTCCACCGCCTAGAAACGGGTCTAAGATTGTATCGCCTGGATAACTGAATCTCTCGATAAGGTCAGCCATACCGGACTCACTCTGCCCCCATTCGTGGTGTTCTTTATCTGGCTTCTCCGATTTAGCCACATCGTATTTCCACTCACCTTGATAATCGCCGTTCGTAAACCAAAGAACGGGCTTCCAGCCGGTCATTACCTCACGTTGCCAAAGTTGCGTGTGCGCGCCTGGAGTTAAATAAGCAACGGCCCAGTGGTAGCGCATGTGCGGTGTCATTAGAGATAGGATTTCAGGTAGGTAGGACTGGCCTACCATCGCAAGCATAGATGCGCCTGGTTTCAGCGCGTGTGCTGCTAATTTGGCAAGGTCTTCATATAGAGGGATGTATTCTTGAGGGTAAGGTGGGTCAGTGATAATCACGTCAATACTTTGTGCCGCTATCTTTTTATGCGCCTCTCGTATGTCACACTTGATTAGCTTGTAGCGGTCAGATAAAGCCGTACTAGCGATAGACTTTAAGCCTTCATCAATACGTGCTTTTCGCCTTTTCTTTTTCTGGCGGTCTCGCATTGACTCCGCACTAAGGTTTTCATCCTCTGCCTCTGCTAGTGCTGCCTCGCGCTCTGCTTCATCTTTAATGTCGGAGGCCAAGATTAAATGCTTGAAAGAGAGCGGGCTTTCTAAAAGATTGCGAATTTGCGACTGGTCGCACTTTTGCAACATTTCGTAGACCTGTATGTAGTCATATATTGTTCGCGCTCTTAAACCAACATCACCAGCAAATTGCTCTACGGTTTTTCCCGTCTTTCGGCGCGCCCATTTACTCGCTAGGCTGTAAGCTATAGAGGCAAGCAGCACTCTGTCTTGCTTTGCTTGCAAAGAAACTTCTAGCCACGAAGATATGTGCGCCTCCCACGAGTCACCTAAAAATATGGGAAGGCCGTTATCATCCCACCTTATTAGTCCGGTTTCTTGTGTCATTTCTTCTCCACAAAACAAGCCCTGCAAAGAGGCCCGCGACTGGAATCCTTCTTACTCATAAAAGCCTCTCTCAAGATAGGAAGACTGCACGCAATACAATCTGCGCCAGTGTCTTCTATGAACCGCCTGCGAAGGTCGTCTAGCTGCTTGCCCTGCGCCTCATAGGTCTGAGACAAATCAAAGTAAGCAAGCCTTAAATTCTGTTCTGGCGGCCTGAGCTGTTCCGCATAGCGTTCTATTGACTTCACATCTTTATCAAACCGTGCGCTCATTTTCTCGGCTTCCCTTTCTTAAACAGAAAAATAAATAGAGGCGAGAACCGGAGGAATGCGGTCAGCAAGCAATAAGCCCCCGCCTCTCATAGCAGCCCCCTCGCTGCTCAACAATTAAACCGTTTCTCAACCTCTTCTTTGGCTTCCCTTAATCCCATGCCCGTAGCATTTCGGCACACCTTGATTGCGTTAATTTTTTGACCAGACTCGACTAAGAATCGCACCTCTTCTTCCCAGCCCGTCCCGGTCTTAGCCGTGACAACGGCCTTCGGATGCTTCTTGGCAACTTCAATAAGCAACGCCCTAAAGTCTGTCTTTTCGTCGGTCACTATCTGAATCGCTTCTGCATACCAATTTCTCATTTATCTCTTTACCTCTCTCAAACAGAAAACTAATGGCCGATATGCCAATGCTTACAATATCCACAGACATAGACATGAACTTCGCCCTGTTTAATTCCCCGCTTCTCTAAAGACCGGATGTGAGCCAAAGCAGCACCCTCGGATTTATGCGCTACTTTCCTCTTGCATCTTTTCCAGTAGATGTCGGGCGGCGTCTTCATTGGCCTTCCCTTTTAAGCTTGTAATCACAGGCCGCTTTAATCAGAGTGTCCAGGGATTTATCAAATAGATGTTTGGCTCCGTGTCGTTCAAACGTTCGTAGGCACTCCAGCATGAGATATACAGCCTTCTCCGGCTCCCCTTCTTTCAGATAAACTTGGGCCTCCGTGACGCCTATCTCGGCCAGTTTCACGGCATCAGTAAAATAGCTTCGGGCTTTCTCTAAATGCAGGCGGGCTTCTTCCGTTAGACCTAATGCAAGGCTTAGGAATGCGACGTTGTTTTCAATGTATCCTGCGCCCTCAGAATCACCGTCTATCTCAAAGTGAACCCTTGCGGCCTCATACTCTATGAATGCTCTGTCATACTCGCCCAACTCCTCATAGGTGGTTCCAAGCCCGCTATGAAAGCGCGCGATTAAATAGTGATTCTCGCTGAGCTGGACGAGCGGGTAGGCTTCGCGGTGGATTCTCAGGGCTTTGTGAAGGCTCTTGTCCGCACGCTCTACCTTGCAGAGTATGTTCTTACAATGAAGCAGCTCGTCCGTCTCGTCCGCAGACAAGGAAGCTATGGCCCCGCTTATAATCTCTCTGGCCTGTGAGTAGTCGGCTTCCTTAATCAGACCGTCAACAAGGTCTGCCATAAAACCGATGTTTTTTACGATGGCTACGTGTGAGTCTTTCATTAACAATCACTCCGTTTTATGAACTTTTCTAGGAGCCACGATATGAAATCCCTGCGTGTTCTTTTCCTTCTGCTCGTGCTAACCGTCCCCGTCTTTGCTCAGGGGAATATGGAAGTTCCAGGTGCTAAGCCAACGCCCGAGCCGCCCGCTTGTACTGAAAACTGCTCTAACTCCACTTCTACGCAATCAGCCGAGCTTTCTACCATTGACCTAATCATCATCTGGTTGTTAGCCAACCCCGCGTAATCTCTCTGCCTGGATAGGCGCTCCGGTAAAGCTCTGCTCTACGGTCTTTATCTGGGCGTCTACCATCCTTTCAATCTCACTCGACACCGTTCTGACAGTCATAATCATCTGGGCGTATTCTTTGAGTTGCCCCAGTGGAAGGTCTTTAAGGTCGCGCCCTGCTAATAGATAGTTGGCGTCGGATGCCGTCTTTAGAAGAAGATTGTTCTTATTGATTGCATCGCCCGCCACATCTTCGCCTCTTAACTGGTCAAGAAAGCGTCTCGGGCAATCGGCCATTTCAACGGCACTAGGGATGTCATCAATATCAACAAGATGTCTTATAAGCTCATTCAGGTTATAAAGCGGGGACGGTGTACCGGAGCCGTAGGGGCTGACCTCTTCCGTCATCTGGTAGGCAGTAGAACCTGCTTTACCGACTATCTGTGCCAGCTCATCTACTCGCCTAAGTTTCACGCCGTCGCGCTCGACAAAGCATCTACGAGTGACAAGGTTCCCCTTGTTAGCGGCCTTCATAAGCTGTGGATTTTTTACGATTCCCTTCAAGGCTACCTCTTGCTAATCTCGTATTCGTCGTGCTAACGACTTGCCTCCGTTGACCATCGGATAAAGGCGCTCAAACCATGAGAGCGGGTTAGGTAGCTGTGGCGGCTGATGGCTCGCTCTCAAAACTTAGTTCTTTGGCAATCACTCTTTAGTCACTTCAAAGATGTGAAATATAAGGTCGCCGCCGAACATTTGAATGGTGTTGATGTATTCCAGCCTACCGTCTTCTTTAATCGGATGGCCCGTGCCAGCGACTAAAAAGGTTCGCTGTTCTGTTTCGGCTTTCGGGTCAACTAAGGCCCACAAGCAAGCTATTCTGCGCTGCATTTGAACGGTTAGAATCTCGGCAAACTTAGGCAGGTTAAGTGTGACGCAACCTGAATCTGGTAGTTGATATTTCCAAATTTCTCTCATGGTCGTGTTTCCTTTTAAGGTGTAGCCAAACAAAAACTAGAGTTCGTTTTCAAACAATGACTTAATCCCCCACGCTATGAGAGCGCATAGGGTGATAAGCAATAAGCCAATGATGATTCCAATAACTATGTCTGCCATGATGTTTGATAAAGGGGCGGCTCAGGTCGCTCAACATCATCAGTCAATCTTCGGCAACGACGGGACTCGAACCCGCGACTTCCCCGAAGGGACTCTATCCATCTGAGGTACGTTGCTAGATGTTGCCCTCAATGACCGCCCCGTTTCGGCTTATCCTGTACCTAGCTAGTAGCCACCGTTTAGAAATGCGGCAGCATACAGGGAAGCCAAACCTTAAAATTATGAAAGAACTCGTGTGTTGCTGGCCGAAGCCAAAGGTCAACAGAAAAAAGAAGTCAGATGAATAAAAGAAAAACGATTAGGGCCAAGTCGTTATCCCTTAGTCGCACGTACACGGCTCAGACCCAGACAAAACCTTGTTCCGGCACTTCGCCTTTACGTTCTTCGGGCTTGATATGAGACTTAGGGATGAAAAGTACATCGTCGTTTTTCATGTACTCTTCAAGGGTTTGATATTTGACCGAATCGCCGCGCTCGGTAAGATACGCTTGCCATACAGCGTCATCATCGCCGTGTAGGATGTACTTACGATGGCCTTCATCCTGTCTTTCGACATAATGACCGCCACCCTTTTCGCCCTTTACAGATTCCCAAGCGCAATGGCGATGGAAGCCGGTAAGTTGTGCAAGGCTTTCGCCTTCGCTTATTGAGTAGTCACCACCGCAGCATGTGCAGGAAACACGCTCAGGATTATGACCAAAGCGGTTATAGAAGATTACTTTGGCTTCATCTTCTGGGGCTTCAATGTAGATGTGATTTATAGGCTGGCCCTCTTTGACGTAGTTATCGCCGTCAATGAAAGAGCCGTCATCAAGGCGGATTACTTTAGTTCCGCCGCCACTATGCATATCCCAGAAGTGAGTCCACATAATGATGTTCCTTTCGGCTAGTAGCTGGTTACATGCGATACAAGGGATACGGGCGTTAGCAATCGCTTGTCGTATCAACCTTTTACAGTCTGTTCGGCCCCCTGTTTAGTGGGGGAAACACTCAGCTAGGGTCATTTGTTTGTCTTAGAGGGCCACGCTTTAGCCCGTTCTTTGATAAATGCTAGTAATTCGGCGCTGGGCTCAAACCATTCGCCATGACGCCTTAAATGCTTAAATTGAGCGTGTAATGCAGCTTCCAATCTTGTGTCGCCTTCAATTAGCCCTAGTGGTCGTAGAAGCATAGGGGAGCCCGTCTGGAGGGCCTTAAGGCGAGTTGCGGGCTTGTTAGTAACGCCAATCTTAATCAGTCCGGTTGTTTCGGCCTGAATGAAGTACACGTATGAAGTTTTTGATTCCGGTTCCGGTTGTACCAGACGAAGCTTCGGAGGTTCGAGCTTATAAAAAGGGTTATGCTCCAAAGGCTCTGAGGGGGACGAGCCCCAAGTGAAGTCCGCTAAATCAAAGCCCTGAGCATCAAACCAAAATGCGACGTTCTCTTGAGGTTCCGGGTGATTTGTATATGTTACTTCTGCTTCAATTATCGCCGCCAAATGCCAATGTCCAGTCCAGGCAGAGGGGTAGGCTTTAGCAAAGCGGCGCGTCTTAGACCCTTTCAGGATTCCGAAGTATGCAGAGCTAGAGTCGGCCAACGGCTCAACTTGAGCGGCGGCTCCCCTTGCTAGCTGCCCCCCAACGGCATCGGCCAGTTCAACGATAGTCTTTGACTTTTCGTAGGTGGTTAAATTTCTGCGGCTGATATTGTCTGTTTTCATATCAGCAAGTATAAAAGGGATTCCACGGATGTCTTCTATGGTTATGGTTTCAACGCGCATATTGACCTCTATTAAGCTGCCTGCGGTTGCTGTTCCGAGAGAAGGCCATATCTCTCTTCAAGGATGTAAGCGAGCTGGGCGTTACGACTGCGCATCATGGCCTTAGCTTCTTCCCTCAGCTTCTCTTCGGCCTCTGCGCTGACAGTAGCAAGAAATGTTTTTGTCTCTTTCTCTTCAACCATATGTTTCTGTCCTTTCATATACTTTATATATACCAAGTATAGGTTTGGCGTCAAGGAAATTCGCATACTTTTCATATGGAAAGTATATACCGTTTATTTTCTAGGATTTAGGAGGCGCTAGATATGTTGGATATATCGAAACGATATGATATAAACGGGAACATGGCGCAGAAGAAATCCTCGAAGAAGAAGCAGGTCAAGCAAAAACTTCTTGAGATACCCCCTCGCCTCCACGACGTTATAGCTAAGGATGCCGAGCGGTGCCGTCGAAGTGTGAATAAACAAATTGAGGCGATTCTTGTAGCTTATTACAGAATTGACAGCGTGGAACTGGATGCTATGGCGGGCGTAAAGGATACGGTAGAGCGTGAGATTGGTCTAACAAAACTCCCTCCAACTGGTACTGAGAAAAACGGTAATGATACCTAGCTAAAATTTTGCTATTTCCTCTAACAATTCCTTTCATAAAAACTTCATCTATTTTCTCAGATAATTTTCAAGACTTCGGGTAATCCTTCGCGTGTATAGTGGTGTCTAAGAGGACGGTCTCCCTATTTCCTAACTCCCGAAATTCTTCAGAAAGGAGTAGCTGAAATTGTATTCAGCATCACTAATATGTCAGTACATGTACTTCAGCCCCGAGGCATGTACCCCGCCAAAAAACAACCTACTCTTGCCTCCCACAAAGTTATTGAGGGCTGGCTGGAGCAAGGTATACAGGAAGGCGATTGCTGCATTGTCAGATTAGGGCCGGTGGCCCCTAAGCAGCTCATATGGTTGCGTGCGCGCGGTTACTCGTTTTGTAGTCTCTTGATAAGCATAGATAGGCACGGAACCATAACAATTTGCGGTAGTGATAATCGAGAAGTAAGGCTAACGAAGTTTGAATATGAAATAGAAGGCGAAGTCGTTGCGATTCAAGGAAGAGTTATGAATCTGGACAAATCATCTATGCCGAATAGATGGAATTGGGTCGCTGACCACAATAGCATAATTAAGCCGTGCGAGGAGTGGTCAAGGCTCACTGGTCATCCTCCAGAAGCAGTTAACGACTTCCTTTCTCTAGTACATCCGGACGACCGAGAAATAAACGCAAGAAAATGGATAGATGCCCAGGCAGCTAAACAGACATTTAATCACACAAACCGAGTACTAAATGCTTCTGGCGCATACGTCCGGCTTCTGAATCTCGCAATTCCAATTCTGGACAGTTCAGGCAATATTACGAACTGGGTTGGATTAACTCAAATCATCTAATAAAACCCGACAATCCCGACAGGAAAGAGGCGTCTTCTTCGGAAGCGCCTTTTTTCTTGCCTGAAAATATTTCTCAAAAATCTTTGCCTACCCTATTGACAGGTATATGTTAAGTATATATTATGTATATACCAGCTAGGAACGAGTGAGAGGAACAGCACACAACAGGAGGACATCATGTACGACACGTTAGATAGAATGGAAGAGACAATTAGTGAGTACGAGTTTACTGAACTTGATAACCCTTTGATGCCCCGCGCGCATGAGGCCAACCACAGATGCGCTATTTGCGGCGACTGGTTTGATTGCTACAACGAAGCCTGCGCTGCAATCACGGATGCTAACTATGACGGGCCTTTCACCTGCGATAAGCCCGCTTGCGAAGACGCCTCAAAAGATAGCCGCATCTGGCAATTCAAAGTCACCCAGGCCGACGACCCCGAAGGCAACAGCGAAGACTACTACCTTCTGAGAGACCTTGAGCGCATCGCTGGTGAACAGCTTGGGGATATCTACAAGTTCGCTCAATCCATGCAACCCGGCGACAGTTTCACTTACACATCGGAACAGGCACTTTGCACCTTCCGTGTCAAATGCTCGGATGGACGGGAACAGTAATCTTATTCTGGGTCGCGCATAGATACCACGCGAAAGATTAAGTCATATCGGCACTTATTTGTTTGAGAGGAACAGCACAGATGAGCCTGATTCAAATCAAAGACGACCTTGATAACGCGCAGGGATGGATTGACAGCGCCCTGGACGGCATCACTGAGAACTTAGAGCCGGAAGATATGGAGGGCTATTTCAAAGCCTTCCCTGAACTCAAAGCCCTGAACGATAAGCTTGTGACCATTCGGAAAGAACTCAAGGAAATCTGGACGCCAGAGCTCAGGAAGCAGTTAAGAGTCGAAGAAGAGTATCAGTCCGAGTTGGAAGACCGCGCAGACGCGATGAGCTACTAAGAAAAGTAACCACTTTTTTGAGGACAGCAGAGAACGGAGAGAATTTGATGGGCGAAAGTATCTGGGAAACCTTTGACGAGTTTTACAGAACTATTCATAAGCAATCAAGACGAGTTGAAGAACTTGAGCAGAGACTAGCCGATGTTGAGCGCCGTCTTGATGAAGCCACTAAATCTAACGTTGTGCCTTTTGATAAATCGGCCGCGGCCTGAAAGGATAAATCAATGATTCACGACGCAAAAGTAGAAGTTACCTGTGACGGAAAAGGCTGCTATGACGGTGTACAGGTTGAACCCGAATTTGTTTACAGCGGTATGTCTGAGTCCAGCGGCCGCTATGACACCAGCGACAAGGCAATAGAGCGAAAGCTTGGGAGTGAGCACGAATGGATAGTTGACGACGGCAAGCACTATTGCTGTGTAGCGTGTGCCGGAAGACGCTGACTGTTTGGGCTGCCCCGTGGGTTGGGGGTGAAGAAAGGGTATAAGAGGTGGCAAATAAGAGAGAGGACTTAACGCTGAAATGGCAAGTCAATACCCCGGCTTTACTAGAAGAGATATTGCTCAATAAATCGGCTAGCGCATTACGCATCCCTCTTAATATTTTCGGAAAGCTGCTTGCACAGGTCGGTGAAAGAGCCGCCGAGATAAATGACCCAAAGCTAAATGCTCTTATGTGTAGGCTAGCTATTTACTCTATTGCAGACCCGTACAGTCCCGACTACGACCGTAGGAAAGTCGAATCGGTCTATTCACTGGAAAGCTAACTTTTCCCACTTTGGAGGTTCTATGAGTGCAGCGAAACAGAAACAAGCTAGCAGAGATTTAGATGCTGAGATTGCCGTGCTTATGGGTTATCCCGTCTCTTATTGGAGCATCCACGCAATCAACTCGGCGCAAGAGGTGGAAGGTAAAGAGTGGCGACACGGGCTGTTTTCCATGCGGGCCTTCAGCGAGAACCGATTCCCTACCGAAGTGTACCTTGCCGACGATAAAGGCGATATGCCAGCGCAGTTGATGCTAGTTGAAGGTTTGGGCTGGGTAAACATTCCGCGCTACTCAACCGATATATCGGCAGCATGGGAAGTAGTTGAAAAGATGCGCCAACTTAAACACGGCGTGGTTATAGCCGATACATGCGGACAAGCACCGTGGGTTGTGGACTTCGACAACGGCCAACTAGACGCGACGGTAGAAAACGAATCACTCCCTTTAGCAATCTGTTTAGCCGCTTTGAAGTGTGTAGGTGAATCAAATGTCTGACTTTAACCGCGTCATCCAACGTAGACGAATAGGCATCAACATGGAAGAAGCCGAACGCTATGTTGACTATCTCCGTGATGCCGCACGTTCTCATCTGCGCGGGCAGTGTGAAGAGAATTGTATCTACTGCGAGAAATTAGCGACCAGTTCTTTATCGTCAGACAGTTCGGCTGCCCGTTTGGAAGGGCTGGGATGCTGAATATTAAGGAGAGAGAAGATGAAACTAAGCGACGTTAACGAACTCGGACTACTGCCCGAAGCTCTAAATGCGGCCGAGATAGACCACACAGAACTTATCGTCTCAAACGAGTTCTATAAAAGAGACCATGATACTGACTATAGGGAACGCGCTATTGATGCGCTGATAAAAATGGGGCAAGACGGTTTTGATTTTCACTCTGAGTCAAACATCATTTCCCGCATTGCTAAGCGCTATCTCCGTCTTACTTGCCCTTATTGCGAAAAGGTTATGGAAACACACTCTAATGGGGGCGCAAGTTGCGGCAGCATCAGCATGTGCTCCATCGGTTTCAGGTGCGACTGTGGCGCACGAGCTAGCATTGAACTGCAAGCTAACGCCTTTAGCTTCCAACCGCCTAATCAGTAAAGGCTGTTTGTGATGCTCCGTTCCAATAACAAATCCAAAAGGAGATAAGAAGGTGGCTAAAACAGACGTAACGGTTCAACTGAGCGGCGAAGATGGAAACGTCTTTTCGATTTTAGGCAGGACGACAAAGGCACTAAGACACGCCGGGCATCAAGACCTTGCTAAAGAGTTGTCTGAAAAGATTTGGGACTGTGCAAGCTATGACGAAGCGCTTCAACTCGTTCAGGAATATGTTGTAGCCCAATGAAGCGCAGCTACATCAAGCGTAAACAGGAGTTGAAGCGTGTCCACATTAGGAGACAGCGCAAGTCTTTGAATCCTATTGGTAAGAGAGGGCGAGAGAATCAAAAGGTCTGCCGTGAGAAGAAACAGGAATTATTGAATCTCAGTATTGTTACCTGCGAAGCAAGATTAGACGGCTGCACCTATGACAACTATCTCTCATTCGCGCACACAAGGAAGCGTCGGCATATGGGTAAATGGGAGAGTGCCGAGCGGGAACTTAACATGAAGGAAAGCGCCTGTCTTTGCTGGAATTGCCACTGGAACCTGGAAAAGTTGGGCGAAGAAAAGATGGCAGAAGAGATAAGGGCAATCATGGCAAGGCGGGATGATTTAAGGACGGAAGCAGCATGAAAACCATCTACAAATACCCGATTAAGATTACCGACAATCAAGACGTAAGAATGCCGAAGGGAGCCAAGATTCTCTGCGCTCAGATGCAAGGTGAGACGCCCTGCCTGTGGGCCGAAGTAGATAGCACGGTAGGGCTTGAGTATCGCTCTATTGAAATCTTTGGCACGGGGCATCCGATTCATGTGGATATGGGAATAGAGCGTAAGTATATCGGCACAGTCCAAACCAACGGCGGGCAACTCATCTGGCATGTTTACGAAAGAAGCATGTAACTCCCGTTTCGTTGGGGGCATGACTACCGGAGGAAGAGAGCGGTGATTCAAAGAGTATCAGAATTAGAGCATGAGCCGATTGTAGGTAAGTTCTATCTGGTGCCGTGCGTTAAGTATGCCCATGGCCGATGGATTCCCATTATCGGCCCAGAGCATGACGACGCCGATTACATCAACGTACCACAGCGCCACTTTCACCAAGACTTACGCTTCCTGAGTGACCACGAGATTACGACTTATCTAGAAAGATACGCCCGCATTGCCGTGAGCTGTTCGCCTGAGCAGCTATCCATGACGAAGATTCTGTTTGCGTCTCGCTTACAGCACCGCACACCTGTAGAGCGCAAGGTGAAGTGCCGAAGGTCTATGTCCGACTTTCCCATGATTATAAGTCTCTTGCCTGCACCGTGGTTTGAGGAACTTGAGAAGGCTTATAGCAAGCAAAAGCTTTCCTGTTTACGCTGTCCACATCGCGGTATGCCCCTTAACGGTATCCCAGTTAAAGACAGCAAAGTTACCTGTCCCGGCCACGGGCTCCAGTTCAACATCAACACAGGCGAATTAGTCAGCAGATTGTAAGGAGTAAATCAATGCCAGTCCTTTTGTCCGACAACCCCCAGCACGACAGACGGCTAATCAGGCCCGAAGTGCTTGAGCGTATAGCTATGAGATTCGCACGGTTGAGATTCAGAATCTTGATTAGTAGGCCAGCAGTGACGGTCAGTCCTGCATATCAACTTGAAGGCGAACATTACTGTGAGACGTGCCAGAGGTTTTCAAGATATGCGGTCTGTCCTTATTGCAATTAGTTGCCGCTGTCTGAGCGCGTGACGGCTACCGGAGAAGGAGAAAATGGATTATGCGTTTTACAAGGAAACAACTACGAACTCTGATGCTTTGGCAGATGTTACCGCACATGCTTTTGGGACACCCCGTTGCGGCCGTCTTGTCTTACGTGGGCCTGTGGCGACTGTGCGAGTGGTGGCACTACCGCACCTTGCCCGCCCGTGCGCGCAGGAAGATTAGGCGAGAGCAGATTGATTACGACCACGATAAGAGTGTGTTTTGGGTGGATTTTTTCTTCGCTCCCGCAACGCATTTACTCGGCGCTTTTGGCCTGCACTACTTAGGCTTTCGCCTCTATATGCTCGGCCCACTAGAGGCGGCTATTGAGCACAGCACCCACTTTAACTTTCTTTTGTGGGGCGTGTATTCGCCCGACCCGGTGGAGCGCGAGAACGCCGCTCGCTTGATGGAGAAGGCTAGGTGTAAGAGAGCGAGGTTGATTGCAGCGGGCCACCCCCGTTGGCCTCAGATTGGCCGTCTTTCTAGTAACAGGGAGGAAGCTTCTGATGTGTAGATACAGGCCGCCTGAGCCTGCGCCGGAATGTAAGTACGACAGAAGCAGCCTTAAAAGCTCTCGCCTGCTACGCGCCGAGCACATGATGTACGAGCATAGCAACGGGCGTGTCACTCTGTACAAGAATTGTGAAGAGTGTGGCGTGGAGTTCACCCTTGCCGAGCAAGACAATCATTTAAACCACAGTTCGCAGACCTTTTGGGCTGGCGTCTATAGCATTGAAAAACCTATTTGCCAGAAGTGCAGAGAGGCCGACCCTGAATATGGGTACGTCGGCCAATGTAGTTACTGTGACTGCGAAGGCTGCACGAAAGCCGTTCCACGAAAGCATTGCGGTAAAGGCTCTATCATGGTGGTGAGTGGTTACGGGAGTTATGTTACTGGCTGCCGCCAACATAAAAAGGGCGCTACCCTGCCAACACCGCATAAGCACGGGGATGTGAGCTACCGTGACCCTTGCCAATGTGCTGAGTGTTCCCGAAAGCGATGTTGAGTGATTTCTTAATGGTGCTTTTAGGTTTCGGGGGCCGCTCGGCTACCGGGACTAAGGAGGGGTCAAATGAAAATCAATTACCAACTGTACGGCCGCTGCTTCTGGCATGAAGACTGTGAGAAGTCACGGCAGGGCATCATGAAGGTTATCCGGCACGAAGAGGAACGGTCGGTGATTGGGTGCCTGAACTGTGGCAGGCAGGGCTACTACCCCGTCGGCGGAATCGGCCCCATGTGTGTCGAGGAATTAACCGAAACCAAGTCGGGTTCCGTGGCCCGCTCTTTATAGCGGGAGAGAAACGGAATTTAGAGAAAGGGCTAGAGCTTATGAGTGGAATGGGCGCTTTGGAGGTATTCGCACCACCTGAATATAGAAGGCATGTACATCAATGCCCCGATTGTGAACAACGTTTCGATTGCTGCAAGCTGGATTGCAAACACATCCAGCGCGAATACTGCAACGATTGTATTCCCGATGACGAAGATTAAGTTATGAGATTTGCCTACGCAGACCCTCCCTATATCGGTCAGGCAAAGAAGCACTATTCACATGACGAACGGTGCGCCGAAGTTGACCATACGGCCCTGATTCTCGAGCTCGAGGGATTTGACGGCTTCGCGCTCAGCTGTAAATCCAACGCCCAGGAGTTGGCTTGGCTTATCTCTCTGTTTACTAAACCCGTGCGTTTAGGCATGTGGTTTAAGCCTTTCTGCTCTTTTAAGCCCGGCGTCAACCCTGCGTATGCCTTTGAGCCTGTGATTTTCTACAGCTCGAGGAAGAGAACTCGTGAGCAGGCTACGGTTAGAGATTGGATAGAAGTGCCAGCTGTGAAAGCCAATATCACACTCAGAAAAGGCTTGGCCGGAGCGAAGCCCAAAGAGTTCTGTGATTGGTTATTTGAAATCCTGAACATGCGGCAAGAGGATGAACTGATAGATATGTTTCCAGGTTCAGGGGCGGTCACATCGGCTTGGGAGCAGTTCAAGGGGAGAAGAGTCTATCAACCATCTTCCCTGTTCGCGGTGAATGAGTGACGCAGGCTCTCAGGATGCCAAGCGATTAGCGAGCAGCTGCGACCATGATAACCACGGGCAGGCGTCTAGCTCTAAATCTTAATTCCCCACAGCAGCGGGTAATCACCGGGCGGAAGATTATGGACAATAAGCCGAAAGCTCTGGATATTTGTTGCTGCGCTGGCGGCGCCAGTCGTGGCCTTGCTTTGGCCGGGTTTGATGTCACAGGCTTGGATATTCGCCCGCAGCCTCGGTATCCCTATCCATTCATCTTAGGCGACGCCCTCACCGCAGACATAGACGGGTATGATTTGTATTTCACATCACCGCCCTGTCAGTTCGGGAGTATTGTTACGCCTAAGTCGCATAGGGCCAATCATCAGAACTTAATCCCGGCCATACGCGAAAGATTACAGGCCGCCGGCAAGCCTTACATTATTGAGAACGTCGAGAACAATCGGCGCCATCTTATCAATCCCATAAAACTCTGCGGCTCAATGTTTGGATTGCAAACTTTTAGGCATCGTTATTTCGAGGTCTATCCATTTATCTCTTTGCTGACTCCCCCATGTAGGCACGACTTCAAGCCCTTGTTGGTTACGACCGCTGGGGCTAACAGCAGAGCGATACGCGAGAAGGGTAACTATAAGTCAGTAAAGAACGCCCCCTTAGCTTATGGGATTGATTGGATGATTGCCGACGAATTGAAGGAAGCGATACCACCCGCTTTTACTGAGTTTTTAGGCAGTCAGATTATGCAGGCTTGTTTTGAAAAAGCAGCATAAGTCCGTGTTGGCGGGTAATCACCAGAGCAGAAGTAAGGAGAGAGATTATGAAGAGAAAAGTACATCATCAACCGACTTGGAAGATAGGTTTTCTGTGCGGTGCTAAGTCAGGCGAGTTCACAACCACCAGAGGGGCACTCATTACCTGTCTAACTTGCCTGCGTCTACTTCGGCACTATGAGTATAGGATTATGGTGCCAAAAGCTTGGCCGCCTGTTTTGCGCTGACTACATAAGCACTAAATGTATGGGGGAGAACAAAGAGCGGAAAGGTAAATGATATGGCTTCACATTCAATCAAAAGCTTAGGTTCGGTCATAACCTTGATGGGGCAGGGCGCGGAGCTTTGGAAGCAAGGCAAGCGAGCTTTTATTGTCCTGCCTTCTAGTCGCTCAATTCGTGTTGATGGTCGCGTGGCCTTTAATCTCTTCAATCGTCGCCCAGACTTGATTAAGAAAATTGCCTCTTATGCTAGTGGCGATTTGTACGGACTCGTTCAAGAGCCCGGCACGGGACGCGGAGACCCTGGCCGCCCGTGATGTTTATCGTATAAATCTAATCCTTTTTATCTTTTTCATCATCTAGGTTTTCTGTTACCGGGGGAACAAATGGAATTAGTCATACCAGACGAACAGTTAAAACGAATTGTCGAGCCGATGGTTGAGCAGAAAGTCCGTGAGATGCTTGACCTCTCGGACGAAGGTGTCAGCGCTGATGAAGCGGCTAAACTCTTAGGCGTCAAGAAGTGGCGCGTCTACGAGATGTGTAGGGAGGGCAAACTACCCTCTTATCGCCCCAGCTCCAAAACTTTAAGAATCCGGCGCAGGGATATAGATGCCTATAAAAAGGGTGAATTAGAAAATGCGGCGTGATAAATTGTCCAGCCTTAAATCCAATAAAGGAGGAGAGGCTATGCCTAAGAGACGCAGGGGCCAGGTGAAAGACCTCGGCGGCGGGAAGTTCCGCATCCGAATCTTCACCGGCCGGGACGGACAAGGTAAGAAGCACTACCACAACGAAACGCTCTTTGACACTACACCACTGAAAGCCGAGAAACGGTGCATCGCTCTGCTAGCGGAAGTTGACGGCGGGACGTTCTTTGAAGCCTCGCAGATGCTCGTCAAGGACTATTTCGAGAAGGAATGGCTGCCGCAGAAAAGACGGGAAGGGGTGAGGCCGACAACCTACGGCACCTATCAGGATATGATTGACCTGTACATAGCGCCGTATCTCGGAGCGTTTAAGCTCTCGGATTTGACCCCGAAGCATACCCGTGATTTTGCGGCGTGGCTGTGGGACAGGGGGAAGTCTACAGCAACGATGAAACTGGCAAGGGCCGTGTGGCACATGGGCATGAAGGATGCCGTCACTCTCAAGTACATCAAGGAGAATCCGGCCACAGGCATCAAACACCTGAAATCGTTGAACCCTCCGCGCGAGGGCAAGGCTTTCAACGTGCCTCAAGCTATTCAGTTTTTACAGGCCGCTACTCAAGACCCTGAAGATTTGATTTACATCTTCGGGCTTGTCACTGGCCTGCGGCCCGAAGAATTATCAGGACTCAGACGAGAGGATATATCTTTCGAGAACGGCAGGGGGATAGCCCGCATCAGGAAAGTAGCTCTACTCGTTGAAGGCAAGTGGAAGCTGCTCGACCCTAAGACTGAGAACAGCAAGCGGGACGCTAGATTTCCGGCGCATATCTATTATGACCTCCTTCGGCACTTTCAGAAGGTGGACGAGCGCCGGAAGTTGATGGGAAACAGGTGGCAGGATTTCGGCCTTGTATTCCCTTCGTCGGACGGACGGCCCCTGAACACCACGGGACGGCTCAGGAGCGGCTTTCTCAAGCTCGTCAAGAAGGCGGGGCTGCCGCCGGAGTTTACCCCTTATACCATGCGCTACAGCTTCGCCACGCTGTCTCTACTGGCCGGGGAACTGGACAAGGCCGTCTCTGCTCAGATGGGACACTCGGACGTGAACTTTACAAAGAAGGTCTACACGAAGGTGCTGCCTCAGATGAAAGAAAGCCTCTCGGACAGCTTTGAGAGCCTGCTTTTTAAGGCGTCTGACGCAACGCTGACACACGAAGAGGCCGAACGGGTAATGTAAGTTGTTGATAATTATAGCCTTTCGATTTTTCCGCTTGTTAACCTTGATTTAACCGGGGGTCGTTTGGCCGTGTTTGAAGGGGTCTGGGGTGGGGTGATTTCCCAGCATTTCAAGCCTCATCTCAGGCTCCGTCTTTGACCGTGTGCGAACCAGTTGACGCACCACTGACACACGGTTTCCCCCTTTATATAGGAGGACAACAAAAAATGAATATTGAGCAGCTAAAGGAAATCAAGAAGCGAGTTAAAGAGGCTTTCAAGGATGTCAAAGGCATTGCAGGCTTCGGCATAGGTGACAACCGAATCCGCATCTACGTTCTAAATGAAAGCGTAGAACTGCCTGTGGAATTTGAAGGCGTGCCGCTTGAACCGGTGGTAACGGGCGAAATTAGATGCCTTGAGAACGTAAAGCCCGCGCCTTTCACCTATACGAACCTACAAACACCGGAACGGTATGGCTGCGCTAAATGTGAGGCTAAAGGGGTCAAACTCTGGCGTCAGTGGAATACTTTCCTAGAGCATATTGAACTGCTCTGTGTTGACTGCGCCATCAAAGACCAATGCAAGGAGATAACAGTCAATGAGGACGGGAGACACGAAACCTATATGGGCATGACTGACCAAATCGGCAACCTTGTCCCTGCCGTCCCAGATTTAGAAAACGAGACATTCTGGGGATATACATCAGTGCCAGAAGCGGGCGTCCAATGGTGGAAGCATTTACCTTTGCGTGCCGAGCCTGTTTAGCCGCCCCCGTTCCACCATACAGGAGAACCAAAATGAGCAGCAATGAAAAGCGAATACGAGAGAATTTAGATAAGCAGTGCGGTATGGCCGATGGGGAAGACCCCGACTATTCAAAGCTTGATGATGTCCACTACGGCGATACTGTAGCTATCGAATGGCAAGGCGAACTAGAGGGCGTCACAGACTACGGCTATATCTACGGCCTGCCTGATATTGAATCAAACGACGCCAACATGGGCGGCATAGTTCATATCCCCTATCCGCAGAATCCGGGCGGGAAAGACAGGGCAGATGCCGAATGGGTGACGCTTTATGAACTCGGCACGAATCCGCTAGTCAAAAAGGTTCGCCGTGTTCTTTCATGGCGGGATGCCTGCCGTGCTGCTCTCCATGCTCAAAAACAGAAGGTAGGGTAATACGATAGACAAAGCGTTATAATCACTCGGGAGGGAATATGTCACGAATATACTTTCACACTCAAGAAGGTGAAGCAGAAGTTAGCGGAGCAGAGCGGGCATACATGGGCTATATCTGCAATGAGATATTTACCATGTCGCTCGGCATCAACGATACGGATACGCCGGGCCGCCCAAGTCCCTTGCGAAGCATCGTTTCACCAAATCACTATTGCCAGAGATATACAGGAAAGCAATTCAACGAGAGTCTTGAGACGGCCTTACATGTAGCGATGGATGGTGAATTGTTGGTTGTTGACGGAAAGCGTGTTGATGTCTTCTCTGCCGCTCTCAACACCGCCTTTATAGTCGGCTCAGACCCTATAAAGTTAATGTCTCGGCTGCATGGTCAATGCGAGATACACGCTTATATTGAGGGGCAGAATCGGGCCTGGATTGCCGACATCATAGAGCGGGGCCGTGAAAGCGGCATCATGCGGGCAGAGATGGGATGGGAAAGTGTCGTAAGTCTTCTGCGCTCTAACAATGAATTGCCGGTGGTGACAAGCTATAGCGTCTGTGAACAATTCCCTAATGCCCGCGCTGCCCACTGGGAACCACCTGAGAATGAAGACGGCGAAGATTGGGATGCTTGGTACGACTTGGCGTCAGAGGAACGTTGGCGGCTTGGCATGATAGCCCTGCGCGAAGCAAGCCTACTTGAAATCAAACCCGACAACTGGAACTCGTATTACTTCAGAGACGGTATTAACGGCTTCAAGTTGCTAGAGATTGCATACGCTTTACAGCCCTCTAGGGATTAGCCGTTAGAATCTAGCAACCCTTCTGTCCTATCAACCTAACGTCTCGTCTTAATGAGAGAGGGAAAATGAACGAACATTTATCACCTGAGCAACGAGCATTAGCTATTTCAGTCAACACTATCTGCTATTGCACGGATGAGCCAAAATGCAAGAAACATAAAGAGCTGGTATCCGTGATTCGTGAAGCGGTAGAAGCAGAACGGGAGCGTATAATTCAAATCTGTGATAAAGAGCGGGAAGAGTGGCAGCATCCGCCGTGGTCAGCCCACTATACCAACGGTGCTAATGGGGCGATTGGCGGCATCATTAAAGCTATCCGCGCCGCTGATTAACATCTGGTTTCCTGTCTGTAGGGGGGATGCACGGATTAGAAAACGGAGTAGAATCAGCGTGGAGGACTCCCATGCATCTCACCCGCAGACTCATACACTTCTATCACAGACTCATTCGTCATCTTATATGTAAGAGATTCGGGCATAGGTGGACAAAGGGGAGTTTCTGTAAGAGGTGTAAGATTGGGGTATAATAGACTTATGAGCGAACAATACGCTAATCAAATGCAACAATTCTCTCAAGCCGCCAACGCTCTTGCTGCGGCTTATGTCAGGAACCTACAGCCTCTTTTCGATGCGATAAGAGAAGCGGGCAGGGCGGTATATAAAGCCTCATGGCAAGCTTATCTTGAAGCTGGCGCACCTTACGGTGAAAGCCACGAAGGGATGATGGGTTGGATGCAGGAGTGTATCTCTATTGCAAGGTTTGAGGCAGAGGCGGAAAAGATAAAACAGCATCACACTTTACTTGCCGATATGAGAAAGCGGCTTAGTGAACCGTCTCGTCAGCCGTAAACAAAAGCAGCCAATCGGCACCTAAGAAGAAGTGCAGGAAGAAAGTTGAAACCATCGTTCGGCGCTTACACTTCTCGCATTCCAATAAGCTGTTCTGAATATGATGGCACTTTCTACAGATGTACATGAGCAAATTCTATCACATGGTATAATGAGGCGTTATGAGCGATTGGAAGAAAGAGAAGCCGAACATAGACGGCTTTTACTGGTACAGAGAGACGCAAGATAGCGAGCCAGAGATTCTTGAGGTATGGGGAAAGACTCAAGTAGCTATATGCGGCTCGGAATTTCCTTGCACGGTAGAGGAAAAACAAGGGGAGTGGTTTGGGCCACTTGAGCCTCCGAAAACTAAAGCGTGAGATATGACAAATGAAGATATAGAAGCAACAATCATCAAGCGCTATGGAAGCTCACTACCGGGACTGATGCCCGTCATCCGTGATGCTGTCTTACAAGCCTATGAAGAGGCTGCACAGAAGGCATTAGAGATGAAGAAAGGCTGGGCTAGCGGAGCATACGAAGCCCGCCAAGCGTTAGATGAGGCATCCAAAGCCATACTCGACTTACGGGGCTCTCTTTCTGAAACCGTTTCAAAGGGAGAATAAAGTTAGGAGTGTAAGAATATGCTATTCAAAAATACATTCATCGCCCCGCCTGAAAACATTGAGGTTTCTATTGGTGACGAACCTTTTCCGATTAGGCACAGGGTAAAGGTAGAGTTTCTTAATGAGCATCCCGAAATCCCCGTTGACGAGTGCGCCTTTGAAACTCTGGGCTATGAACCGGAGCCTTCTATGTCGCTCTGTATTCTCTACGTAAAGGGCCGTGCGGTTGCATTTTCCAATAAGGGCAGCATTGGCAATCTCTTTCTAAAAGATAACGACCCGTCGCCAAAGCTAATTGTCAAACTTGACCCGAAACATGCTGTTGTAAAATGAGGGTTGCATGAGAACGCTTTCACCTGACAACGAACTCATACTTTTCGATGGCCACTTAATCCGCATCATCATTCATGCTACGGGCAGCTTGGAAAGCTCTAAAGCTAAAATCAGCCAAAGGATAGAAGATAAGGACGGCCAAGACATTACCGATAAAGCCCGCCTGCATAGCATCACTGCTTCAATGGGGAAGGCATGGGCAGAACTTGAACTTAACCTGCCTGGATATGACGGGCTGTTTTGTGTGCCGCAAGTTGAACTTTTTAGTTTGCTGTAGCAGCTCTCTTATTCGGGAAGTTCAACACAGCATGATGTCCGAATCTCTTTAATGCTTCCCTATCATAAGCCCTTGCCGCTTCTTCTGCTGTAGGAAATCCCCCAAGATAGTGCAACTGCTTGTTATGGCGAATCCGAACCTCATAACGGCCATCTCCAGCTAATACCACACCACGAAAGCCTGATTTAGATTCTCGCTTCTTCCTTACCTTTCGATTCTGAGCAATAACTGATTTGGTAGTCACCACGAGATTAGACCGCTGGTTATTCAGGCCGTTTCCATCTTTATGTGCTACTGATTTACCTGCTGGCGCATCAAGAATAAATCTGTGCATGTAGATTGTCTTATGAGTGTAAGGCGCTATAAGGACATTTGCCCTGGCGTAGTACGTGTAGGCTGTTCGGGGCTTCACAGCAAACCATTTATACATAGACACTTTGGGTAAGTCTCTATCATCTATCTGTGCGAATAGCCCGCTATGGCCGAGAGGAATCTTTCGCATAGGGACTTATTACCATAACCAGCGGTTGCAGGCAACAAATCATCCGACCTCAACAATGTGCCAATCCATAGTGCGGTATGATTCCGGCCCCACGTTAGCTACTCTACGCCACGTCTTACCCTCTATAACCACGTCTGCGGTCACGGTGTAGCCCGAACCCAGCGGGCCGTCATAAACGTCAACCTGGAGGCTTGCAGGCAAGCTCTGGGGGAGATTTACGCCGAACTCGGCCCAGCTTTCCTGTCCTTCAATCTTAGCCGAGGGATTAGGGGCTGCGCCCTGCTCTTTCGGGGTAGTCTTGTGAGTCCTCGCGCCCTGCCAATGTTTACCCTTCATGGCCCTGTGGATATGCTGGCGGTCTCTCATCTGAGTGAGGACATCAACCATTAAATCTTCAACCTTCTTTTTAGCGTCCATGTTTCCCTCTTAGTTAAACGGATATGCTAAGCCCGACCCAGAATTGTATAAATTGGTGCGCTCGGCAGAGGTCAGAATCCTTTTCCAGAACCCCAGCCCATCAATACGACCGTTCATATAATCCGTGCCGGTGTTCTGGTTGTTACCGAGTCTTAGTCCAGCGGTGCCATCTCTCACGCCCGTGGAATGCGCCGTACTATCCACAGTTCCGTTATTGACCTGAATGTTTATTGTATTCCCTGCCGAATCATGCCACGCCACGAAGTAGTACCATGTTGCTGTGGTACAGACTACCGAACTCGCAACGTTGGCGGTAGCAGTTCCATCGTTAGATACATAAAGCCGTATCTTATTTACAGTACCGTCCAACTGGACAATGTATTCACGGTTCCCGGCTGTCAGCCACTTCCCTGCTACGGGGCGGTCAACACTGATGGTATCGAAGTACACCCATCCGGCTATCGTGAAATCAATATCACCTGTAGAAAGTAGGGCATTGTCAGCAACGGAGAGAAATTCAGAGTTTGCGGATGTAAACTGTGCAGCGTTACCAATCTTTCCGGTGTTCTGAGTGACCGTGTTGTTATCAGTTAAGTGATTGGAGCCGTGCGAATCAAGTCTGGTGCCTGATGTCTCATCCAATGCCCAGTAGGATATAAGGCTCGTCAGTAATGGGCTTGAGGATGAAAGCTGATAAACATTCGTATCATCATGCTCCATTAGAACAGTTGCGCCGTTCGGGACTGTTACACCCACACCGCCCGATGTAACCTTAACTGTAATCGGTTGAGTAGTGCTTTCATTCTCGACAGAGAACCTTCGGCTAGCCTGCGGGCCGATGATGATAGTTAAAGCCGAAGCCCTCGTCCCATGAAACTCGTATCTTGTCGCCCTGTTACTAGCAGTCGTTAAGTCTAAAGTATAAGGCGTCGAGACCGCAGAGACATCTAACCTCAAACGTCCTGCTAATGAATAATCAAACTTATTCAGCCTGTCATTTAACAGTGGTATAGGGTCTCCGACATTCTCAACATGGTCAATCAATAAATTAGGTGTAGGCATAATGAACTCCTAAACAAGCTTTGTTGTAGTCTGTCCTCTTCCAATCGTTGCCGAGTGCTGCCATGCTCTCACTGCAACACTCGTAGGTAGGGGGTCGGACGGGCCTAAATTAAAGTCTTCTCTTAGCTGGTCGGCGTCGTAGATGGTCATTAAGCGGGGGGCCACACTTAAAGTTATATTCCGAACCCAGTCGTTAGTCCCGCCTCCGGTAGAACCCACGGCGAATATAGGGAACTGTGTCGGCACTACTCCGGTGTATATTCTTGTCAGGGGAGCGTTTTGAGTATGGGCTTTCTTGATGACCACCGAGGAACCAACAAACTCAAACCTGACCTTAAAAAGCGACCTTCCATCGGACAGGCTCGACCATCCGAAATCGGGGTCATAGCCGGGGTATGTGGCACTGCTTGAGGCCGTGAAAACAAGATTGCCGTGCTCGTAAACGTGTAACCGTTGTATAACGCCCTCAGTTATATCAAAGAGGCCGTCCAATTGTACGGCATAGGCAAGTCGGGTCACGTCATAGTCATTCCACACGCCACCCGACCTCTGAAGACCCAGCATCGCTACCTGCTGCCCCAGGTTAGCGTCAATCTCCAGAGAGGCTTCTACAAAGTTTCCCGGCCCCGGCACTTCCATCTCGTAAATGCTTCTTGCTATGGGCAACGGGTTGGAGCTGAACTGATTCACGCTGTTCTGGTCAACGCCTAAATTTCCAGCTTGATTAGATACAAGAAATGCTGCTAAGGGCATCCCCGGCGTGACCTTCATTATTCTCTGTTCGCCATTAGGAAGTGTTTCAGAATAACCATTGTCCTTATCTAAAATCTGTACATAAGCTTCTATTGCTTCTTCGCTAACCGAGCCGCCTTGATTAGCACGCAAGCCTCCTCCGACTCTTGCCCTTAGTGCGAGGGGGATAAGTATGTCTCCGTCCGTGTCTCTGGTGACGGGTTCAATAACCGGAGCAAGGTCTTTTCTTGATAATCCTGACCATGTGAAACTCTGCGGCGTAGCATCAGCCACATCCTGATTGACTGTAACCGGAGTCAAGTTAAAGGTCTGTTCTAACAGATGAAGCGGTAAGGGTACATACTTAACACCCATATCATTACCATCTGCGTCTGTTAGTAGAACAAATCTGTCCCCCACCTGATGGTTTGAAGTATTGGCTTCCGTGCCGTGCCTGCCCCTAAGGAACGTAGAAATATCGTAGGTATCAGTAGTGCCTGCAACCAAATCGGCATCCTGAAAATTAACCAATTCCCATCTGCCGGGTGCGCCCCACGCCGCAAGATTGGCCCCCCTCAACATCTTATCTTCTGTCGTAGAGACCAGAGGATAAGTGTCGTCAGGGTTACCGCGTGAAGTTATCTGGACTCTGCCTGTTGAACTTGTATCTATCGTAGTAACATTTGTTGTAGCAGATAGAACCGTTAGCGCATCACCTAGGACATTTATAGTGTCGAGCTTTCCGGTTAAAGCAACATCCTCTCCGGTATAATCACTGTAGACATACCAGCCCCGCCAATCGCCTTCCCCCGCTTCCGGCGCTCCCGGCACATAGATACCCGGCCCTAGCTGAGCATCGCTCTCTCGCCATATCGGAATATCCAGCGGTACGAAATTAGTATCTATTGTCTGGACGTACCTTAATGTTGTAGGTAGAGGGATGATGTGCTGCCTTACATCATCTGAGAACATAAGTGTTGAGTATCTACGCGCGCGTCTGATTGTCACTTCCCATGTCGGACTAATCGAAAGTGATTCTATCCTCGTGCAGACATTTATATGCTCTCCCGAATCATCACTTGCGGTAATCAGGTCGCCCTCCTCTAATAGCAGCGCTTCGCCTGTTCCGGTCTTCAGTGAATTGAACCAATCACCCTCACGGTATTTACTAAGTAACCCATTAGCCAATCTAAACGCCTGATGCCAGTTATCAACCCCGGTTAAATCTACTTCTAAAGGATTGGTCTTGCTTATTTGTGCCTGGTGGTCTTTGTCGTTTACTTTGAAGTCAGTCAATGCCCAGTCGTTAGCCGCATCCCTGAACTTTCCCTTAATCTGATTTATAGAACTCTGCTCAGAACCCAAAGGGAAGTTATAAGAATCCGCCATGATGTTGGCGCGCGTTAGCCCAGACTGCGCAAGAACAGTAGAGCCCTGAGAATTGGACGAGAACGGCATGGCAATTCTCAGAGCTTCTTCACCCGTACTGTTATATGCAGGAATACCGGGGTTGTCTTTTGATGGTAGTGATGTAATCGAGAAAGCCTGTCCGGTGTTCTGAGTGTAGAAAATAAGCTTATCCGAGCCGGGGGATTCCGAGACATACCAGTTTCTAGCAGTTACACCGGCGGGTCTACCCATCGCGGGAATATCAATCTTCTGATTGGCAACCAGAGTGGCAGAAGCAATCGGGGATATTAGAGTCGTGCCAATAACTGAGACGTTCGCGTAAGCTATTTTGTAGACACCCGCCGCTAATGTTCCTGCTGAAATCGAAGGAACCGTCGCAACGGTAGGATTAGCAAGCGGGCCGGTATGGACGTTCGCTAATGCAGCATTTAGATTAAGTGTTCCCCACTTGGCTTTTATGGTGAGTACGGCACCAGCGTATGTCGCAGAGATGAAGCGATTAAGTCTTGTGTCAGCATTGACGGCCATCGCCAGCATAATCACAGCACTAGCTAGAGTGTCGTAAGCGTCTAGCGTGTAAGTTATCGCAATACCATTTATGGTGACTGTGACACTCGCACCATTGGCCGGGGTACCAGATAGAGTGACCGTGCCGAAAGCTTGAACAGTAGTTGAGCCGCTTCCGAGTGTTGCCCCTGACGCCGATGAAGAGATACCAGACGCGGAGGTCGTCAACGTTATAGCATTGGCCGCACTCGTATAATCGGCGCTTGTTACCTTTCGGACTTCAGAGGTAGTCAGACCATAACCGATTAGAAGCCGTCCCCATGTTGATGTTTTCCACGGCGTCACGTCATCAACCGGAATGGATGTTGCTCCTATCGCCGTGTCACTTCTTAGAATTGCATTGTCGCTCGCCTTTTCACTTCTAGGGGCTACTTTCCCCTTTCCTGTTATGACGTGATAACCACGGAATGTTGGATAGACAATCTTGTATAGAAAATCGGTGGCTTTTACTCTCTCGGTTATCGGAGCATTGAAGGTATATCGTTTTCTATGGAACCTCTGGGCAACAAACGTTCCCGGTATGTTTCCTAAATCAAGGGGTTCGTATACTTCCTCAATAAGTCCGGGCTCTGCTAAATCACCTATGATTCTCGCCCTGATGATTCTTGAATTTAACCGTCCGGAAGAATTGAAGCGTCTTATTCGGTTGCCAGCTTCGGGAAAGTCGGTTGAAGGGATGAATACTCTTTCCGAGTTTGATTCATCCAGTAACGGTTGGTCGCAGAAGAGAGAAGTTTGATAGCACTCGGCATCGTCCATGAGACCTTCGGGAGTTCCGGTCGCGGTGAATACCCATCTTGTTATGTTGGCCGGGTTATCAGTCCAGGCGTCCGAAGCATAAACACCACTGGAGTTAGGCACGGGCATCCGTAAGCCTCTATAGACCGCCGTAACAACCGGGGGCTCGTCTTCTACATCAGCCCGCGTACCCGTTGAGCCACCGGAGATATAAGCCAAGCCTGAAAAATACCCTGCCGTTGGAAATTGATTACTCGGATTAGCATTACTACCCGTTCCGCCGGGGTCGCCCAAGTAAATGAAGGGCGGCGCTCCGTTAAAGTTAGAGAGCGGGTCGCTGAAGCCTGACGTACGTGATTTGATTTGCTCTAATGCTTCGATACGTCCCCTGCCCGCAGCCATGTTATAGGCCATGTACTCACCACGGTCTGCCCACAGGAAGGGAATTAACTGGATTTGAGCCTGGCCTAACAGTTCCGCTATAGGCGCACCGTGCGGGGTTCCGTCCTGTGTTGACCATCCCTTAGTGACCATCCTCGTGTCACGCTGGCCTATCAGTCCCGCAAAGAAGTTTTGAGCAGGGATTATCTCAGGATAACTATGCGTACCGCTTATAGCGACAAACCTTATGCCTTCGTAGAGCACGTCAGACGGGTCTCTACCATTCGGGTCTTCGGCAACAAAGGAACGAAGTGGCAGCTCGGCTGTCAGTGATAGAAAGTCCTGAGTTGCGGAAATAGAAAACGATTTGTTGTTTATTGTCGAAGGCTTTCCCGCTTTACCCGCAAACAACACTACAGAATCACTTGTTATATCCCTCTCGACATAGCGAATAACTAGCCACATTCCCTCTATATCTGTTGTCTGCGCCCATGCAGCTAGGTATCTATCTATGTTGCTGAATGTAATGGATACCGAATTACTCTGCTGACCCATGCTTCGAGAGATGTCACCACGCGAGACGGTCTCTCTTCTATACGCTATTCCGTTCCATGTAATTTCGATTGCAGCAAAGGTCTCTACGGCGTCGGCGGGGTCAAAGCCAGAAGAATCAGGGATGTAGTCGTTAGCGTAAAATTCCACCAACTCGGCGGGCTTCCG